TGTCTTGTCATATCGCTTGCGGCATGTTGAGCAATTGCTAAGTTTCCGCCATTTCCTATAATGGCAATGCGATTAGCTTGAGTAATACAATCAGCTATTCTTTTGTCTATCAAGATACTTCTCCACTAATTTAATATCACTTGGAACGTCAACGGCCGGCGTACGTTCACTAATCATATATGGTATAACATCAACTATTCCTATGAATGCTAATGTGTCTAGTCCTTTATGCGCATATACTAATTCTTGATCATATTCTGGAAAATTCATAATTACACCAAGATCATATACATATAAACCATTAATACCAACAAGATTTGGACTATACATTAGTTCCCGATCAGGAGTTCTTGTTAAGTAAATGATTTTGCCATTGTTGATAACGGCTTTAACAACATTTATATTACTACGTTCTTCTTCTGTTAATGGATAACAACACTGAACCATTTCAGCATTTGTTTCAAACATTTTACGAATGATTCCAGATATCATCTCAGGTGTAACACACGGTTCATCACTTTGTAAATTTACAATATAATCAGCATCAGTTTGAATAACAGCCTCAGCAACTCGTGAAGTACAAGTGTTGTGAATCTTTTTTGTTTTAATAAGATTAGGCGCCCAGATGCTGTCGTATTCGTCAGCAGCTACATATACTTTATTAATATCTGCACAAGCGTTCGCGTTATCAATGCAATGCTGTAGCATTGATTTACCTTTTATTTCAGCAAATATTTTGTTTGGAAAGCGAGTTGATGCAGTTCTCGCTGGTATAATACATTCAATCATTTTTTTATCATTCCTATAAAAGCTTTTATCACTTCAATCTCGTCCACTATATGCCGTTGATCTTGATTTGGTTTTGTTATAACACAGTCTCTTTCCCAATCGTATTGTCTTATTTTTCCTATTGGGCTTGACATAGAACCCCAAGTTGCTCTTTGAACTTCGTGTTCTTCAAGAACTCCTTCTCTTGTTCTAACCTCGTGGGTTTCAATTGGTACTGCATCAAAATGATGCCAAGCAATAGCCGGTATTCCAACCATCGCCGCAGTAAAATATGTAGCACCCGAATAGCAAAAGTGATAATCAGAATATCTCATAGTTTCGTACATTTCTTGTGCTGTCATTTTATAATCAATATATTTAATATAATATCCATATTGGTTTGCGTATTTTTTGACGAGTGGTAGAATTCTTTCTTCTGCTTCAACGACTTTGTCTCGCCTGCGCGGAGACATTAATCTCTCGGCTTTATGCACGGTTATGTAATTGCCCTGAGGATCCCATTGCTTTTCAAACGGCCAAATTTGAGAATGCCTCCATTGCGTTGATTGAGAAGGATACGCATCGTGTGCTCGGTATATACTGATTATTGCGCCGTTCTTTGGTGCCTTTAAATTCTTTATGAAATATAATACTGATTCGTATGCGGTTTCAGCATTTTCAGGTTTTCTTTTCCAATGCTTTGCTATTGTCCAAAGAACCGTTATATGAAGAGGCTCGTTTGTTACATGCTCATCTGCTAATTGCTGCGCATCTAAAAAGGCAGGACTAAGCAAACTCATAATCGTTGCGTGAGAATGAGATGTATGGTTGCAGAATCTAATTATTCGGGATTTTGCCGGGTCAGTTTTTATACCCGAAGGATCGCATCCTTTATAAATAGTTTCAAGGTGGGTTATATTCACAGTATTCATACTGTTATTTATAAGGAGACCTTAAATGATATCAGAAGAAAGAACCTGCAATAAATGTGGGCACCGCTGCCATTGCTATGCACCCAATTGTAAAGAATGTGTTAATGATGTGTGTGGAACTTGCGACTGCAAAGAACCAGATAGAACAGGAACGGATGCTAGAAATTGGGATGGATATTTAAAATAAAGGAGCCAAATGATGTCGAAGAATGGGGTCGTCACTATCAGCGACTTATCGAAATTCAGTCTATCAAAAGAAGAATTGAAAAACTCAGGAAAGAACTTCATCCTTCACGACCCAGAACTTTGGAACGAGCAGGAAGCTTGGAGGAAAGGCCACGACCTGTGGAACCAGTACACCAGGACAAAGAAAGCAAAAGAAACGCAGAGTTAGATGCAATTAAAGCAAAATTAACAGGAGGAAAGTTATGATCTGTAACAAAATGGCTAGGTTGGCTGAACTTGCATACCTAGACGGTAAAGAAGCAAAACCTAAAATGAAGGCCTTGGGGTATACAGGTCATAAGTTTTTTGAAAACGATGGTGCACAGTGCCACGCGGTATGGACTAAAGAAGAATATGTTCTTGCGTTCCGCGGCACCGAACCGTCTGAACTTTCAGATGTACTTGCCGATTTAAATGCAATCCCACGTGGTGCTATGACCCACGGGTTGGTACATTCAGGTTTTAGAAACGAATGCGATAAAATATGGGATGATATTGTATTGCACCACGGCAAAGGCCATACAACTAAAAAGCTTTATATCACAGGACATTCGTTAGGTGCTGCAATGGCAACCATTGCTACATCACGTTTCGAAGAAGATATGAAAGTCGAACAGTTAACAACGTTTGGATCACCAAGAGTTGGTACTCGTAAATTTGTTAAGAATATTGAAACAAAGCATATGCGGTTTGTTAATAACAACGATATCGTTACAAAGGTTCCACTATTCATTATGGGTTACAAGCACCATGGTGAATTACAATATATTAACTTCTATGGCAACATTCGCAAAATGACTGGGTGGCAGTTAATCAAGGATAGATGGCGTGGTTGGAAATCTGGAATTTTAGATGGAGCAAAAGATCATGGTATGGACAATTATGTCCGTTGTACTGAAGGAAAGTAATAAATGGAAATGCTAACAAGAATGTTTGGAGATACGCTGTGGATTTATACGGCTATAGGTGGCTCGTTAATAGGTGCAGCGTTTTTAGCATGGTTTAGAAACACACACGCTGCGTTATGGCTAATGAGTAAGTTTGATTTGTTTTTAGACTCATTAGTTGACAAGTTTGGCTGGGATTTTTTACAAGATGACCCAGAAGCTTGGCGCAAAAGATACCCAAAAGTAACCAAAAAGATTGATGAGCTTGAAGCTCGGATCAAGGAACTCGAAGCGATGGCACACCCATCAAGAGAGCTTGAAGAGTTTTCCGCGTGGCCTGAGCTTGATCTTCGTATCAAAAATTTAGAAGAAGGTCGTAAAGCAAAGATCATTCGACAGAAAGGAGAAAAAAAATGATGGGATGGATTAAAGGAAGATTAATGGAACGCACATCTTGGGATGGCGCAATGTTAATCGGTGTTGGTCTTGTCGGTTTAATGATGCCACTTGACCTAGTTTCTTATGCAGCAATTGCGTGGGGAGCAGTTACATTACTCAAATCAGAAGAGTAATTATTTTTTAGGCTTGTAATACTTATCGTATATAAAGCCTATTTGTCTACGTTCAGGATGCTTATGTATCCACTGACCGGTTGATGGATCAAACTTGTTCTTAAAAAAGTTATCCATCTTCCGGTTTCCAGTCTTAATAGACGGATCTACTTTCAAACACATTGCGTCAAATTCAGAATCAGGAATAAGCGATTCGTTTTCAAATTCATAAGCATACGCATAAACGCTTAATTTAATACGTAAACGGATTTGTTCTGATTTTAAATCCTCGGGTGTTTTCTCAACAAAATCTAATAGCGACATTTAATTCTCATCTGTATTTGATTTTTAGGGCAGGTGGTTAACCGATGAGCAGGTTCAACATGTTGATGACCGTGTAACTCAAAATCATAATTCATAATCATATTTGCCATAACAACAAGTGCTTCAGTTTGAGCAAATGCTGAACCTGCACAAATATGAGGTCCACCGCCAAACGGAATATACGTACCTGGGATTATCTTGTCTTTATTTTCAGGCAAAAATCTGTCAGGAATAAAAGCATTTGGTTTAACCCAATACTTATTGTGTCTATGTATTGCGTATGGAATTACTAATATTGATCTATCAGCAATTAACTTATAGCCTTCAATTTCAATGTCTTGGCTTGGGCAACGAGGAAACACTGTACTTGGCGGATATAGTCTCAATGTTTCCTGAAAGAAGGCTTTTGTAAATTCAAGCTTATTCAAATTCTTTTGAGTTAATCCTTCTTTATAAATCTGTTTGATTTCGGTCCGCATACGGCTAATGTGTTGTGGTTGTTGCGTAAGGATATAAAATATCCATGTTAGTACACTTGCCGTAGTTTCGTGGCCAGATAAAAAGAATACTGTAAGTTGGTCAATAATCTCTTCTTTGCTAAAGCCGTTACCATCTTTATCTTTTGCGTTAATAACAAGATGAGCAATGTTATCCTTACTCGTATTGTTTACGTATTCATATCCGATTTGACTACGGATCCTACGGCAGGCGCGATAAAAGATAGGTGGTTGTTTTTGTATCCGACTAGGATTTGTTATAAAGGTAGCAATATCTCTTGATGAAACCAATCTTTTAAACAATGACCAATCATCAAACATTTGTCTAGAAACATGGTCACTGATTGGTTTACCGAACATCAAACGATACATAACGTCTGACGTTAGATAATACATCATATAATCAAGAGAGAAAGTCCTTGGCAAATTCTCAATGAACTCATTAACAGTTTCAAGAATTGTGTCAAAGGACTTTTGGGATCTTAAAGAATAATAAGCAGGCGCAAGCATTTGTTTATCCTTTGCCCACTTTTCTCCGGTTGTAATGAATAGACTTTTGCCGCCAAGTTCTTCTATAGAACTAACCAATAAATCGCTTTTATAAAATAATCCTTTTTCATCCTGAAGGATTTCTTTTGCGATTTTAGGATTGTTAACTAAAAGACTTCCTTGTCTTCCGAAAGGAACAACGTCGAGATTAAACGCAGTATCAGGTAACAATTCTAAAAAGTTACCGTCGCCTTTGTATGCAGATCTTGCTAAAGACTGTAGTTGATTGAGCGCAATTGGCTTTGGCGGAATATAATCCACATTAGAACTCCCGAAGCAAAGCTGACGCAAGCATAATTGACATAACGCTATTCAATACAATAAGTGATCTGTCTTTCCACATAACCGAAACCCATAACCATAACAAGGTTCCAAACGTACCAACCGCAAGGTCAAGCATACGCCATTCAGGTCCTGCTTGTCGGAAAGTTACAGATACTAGGATAGCAACAGTTGCCGCCCATTTAATGTACCAAGAAAAATTTTCACCATACCACTTGTCATCAGGTTTCATCATTATCCCTTAAAGTTTTCGCCTGCATATCAACCATATCTTGTACACTTGCGATTGCCAATTCTACAATATTTTCACTAATTGGCTGCAAGTTACCTGAATATAAACCAATTACAATATTATCTTCAATTTTATTACGGTTTACTTTGCCATTATCTAACGGAAGGTGAAGACGCTGCGACAGAATATCTAACGCTAACGCACCTGCCTGTCTTACTTCATATTTTTCCTGTTTTGTCATAAGAGATCCTTAATTCAATATAGTAATACTATACTATTATTTAGGAGATGTCAACCATTTTTTTCCATTTTTCAACAGGCGGCAATGTTCGTTGATATGACATTGAATGATTACGAGTAATTAAGATATCACCTGAAACACAGAATCTTGTCTTATACAAATCTTCTTTTGTTTTAAAACCTTGAATACCTGTAGGTTGATCTCCGTCGCGTACTTCAACGTCGTGCGACAGGTCAGATGGGAAGATATACAAAACACCTTCGTTAACTTGAAGGTACACAACATTAGAATTTACCGAATCCCAGTCTGTTACGTTATCGTTAAAGAAAAGGCCATATGGTTCGTTTGCGTGTTTGCCGTTTTTAAACAGCATCAGATCTCTTTCTTTACCTTCTGCAATGTGTGGATAATATACAAAAGAGATATGGTTTTCAGCATGATCGTGTTTACGAATACCTGCCTCATTCGTTACATTAAAGAATGACTTTGTGATATGCAGGTCAATATTTTTTCTATTGATATGTAACCCATCAAGGTATTCATGAACCGCAGGATTCAAAACGTGTTGATAGAAAAAGGAAACAGAATCATCAAGGTGTAATTCTTCAAATCCGAGCCAATCGTGAGATTCACCATTTTGATTTGAATGCTTTAGAAATAAATCAAACCACAGTTCTTTTTCTTCTTGTCTAACCGTGCGATCTAATTTTGTTACGACCGTCGGAAATAATAATATATGTTCCATTTTTAATCCCAAAGGTTTTCATAATACTTTCCGAATAATCGGAATCCATTGTTCATTCTTTCTTGATGTGCTTTTCGGCCTTCATCATCTGTCCATTCAAAGCGGCCGCCCATTATGCTGCCATCTTCACTTTGAATATACGGGCCGTAATAATCTTCTTCCCAAGAATCGCGGCATTTTTGCTCAAATGCCCAAATCATTTCGTCCATAATCCAATCCCAACGATCAAAAAACTTTTCGTCAGTTTCGCCGTTTGACCGAAATGCTTTGCTTTCAGGATCATTAATTCGCAATTCTTCTGGCACATCAGTCATATCAACATTTGGAGCACCTTGCTTAGTTTCTTTTAATTGTTTGAGCATTGAAAGTATAATTGGAGCAAGAGTATGATCCATGCTCCAAGTGTCATACCGGTCAATACGAACTTTAACTTTTTGTTCTTTGCGATCAAGATACAAGTTGATTGAACGGTTATAGATCCACTGTAACACATCTTCTGTTTTTTCTAAAAAGTTTTCAAAACGTGTCTGTGTTTCAGGCCAATCGGTGTAGACGTCATACTTTTTTTTCATGTAACGGTCGTGTACACAACTTACCCAACGGTTTACATATGGTCCAATATAAACTTTCATTATATAAACAACTCCCAACTTGGATGCTTAATTGTAAATTCCATCTGTTTTCTTTTACGAACCAATTCCCAATATCCTGGGCGGTATGGTTTATATTTAGGCTTCCAATCCATTCGGTTGCCTTTCGTCGAGTTGCAAGGATTACATGCTGCAACAATATTAGTCCACTCGGTTTTACCACCCCTACTAATTGGAATCACGTGGTCCATAGTTAAGTGAGTACGGCCAAAGTCGTTTCCGCAGTATTGGCATTTATACTGATCGCGTAAATAAAGGTTAGATTTTGAAAACCTAACCTCTGTCTTTGATTTGATATATTGTTTCATCATAATCACGGCGGGAACTTTGGTTTCCCAAGAGGGGCTCCGGACTAGCCAATCGTCGTACCATTCTAATACGTCACACTTATTGTGGTACATGTATCTGATAGCTTCTTTCCAATTAATAACACTGAGTGGTAAATAGTTGACGGGTTGAGCATTTGCGTTTAGAATCAAAACGTCGGACAACTTTAGACCTCCTTTTTTGCTATCTAATGGTATTTATTTAACTCCAACCTAAATTGATCTTTACACATTTGTTCTAAGCTTTTTGTTAAATTGCAATGTTCAGACAAATTATCCACGATACAACATTCAGCATCTCCATCACGCCTAGGTGCTAATTTAATTGGTATCTCCTGCCCTGTAGTATTTCGCATTGCTGTAATTACATCAAGCACTGTATAGCCTTGTTTGGATCCAAGGCATTCGTATGGCGTATTTGTTGGACCTTTTAATATCGCACTTAATATTGAATTACATACATCAGTAACATGAATATAGTCACGGATACAAGTACCGTCACGAGTATTGTAGTCATCACCAAATATCTCAACGTGGGGAATCTTCCCACAAGCCACCATAGCAGCACGACGAATGAGATGGGTAGCAGGACCAAGCTGGCGATGTATCCCATCGCTACCGCTAACATTAAAAAATCTAAAAATAGTATATCCATCTGACCTTTCCTTGATAATATCCTCGGCAGCTACCTTACTTCGAGCATATGGAGATTTCATTTCAAAAGCAGAACTTGTACTTGCAAATATAAAATGATTTGAGAAAACAGACCTAAGTAAATTGTCTGTTCCCATTGTATTTACTCTATAATATTCAGAAGGTTCCTTTAAACTTTGTGGTACAACCGAACGACCAGCAAGGTGTACAACTGTATCGTATGCGTCAAACATTATTCTATCAGTAACATCATTAAATATACTAAAGCTTTCGTTTACATATTTGGTTATGTCATTATATTCGCCATGGAACCTAATATCCATAGTATCCATTTCAAAGCCACCCCATTCTGCCAACAGCTTAACAAGATGACTACCAATATAACCTTCGGCGCCTGTGATTAATACTTTTCTCATATTGTATACTTTATATTTAAGTAAATTACTATAGATACTACTATATCACACAGTACACATCGTGTCAACAAATAAATACTGTTATGAAACATATTATTCTTCTTTTACTCGCTTTAGCTGTATCTGCGTGTGATTTTAATGCGTCAGATAATATTTTTTCACGAGCATTACCTGCGCAAGAACAAACCTTAGCGCACAAAGCATATTATTATTTAGGTCTTGAAGAACAAAAAGATCGTAAACTCCTTAAAGATATAACAGGCGTAGACCCGGTTACAACTGAATGGTGCGCCGCGTTTGTTAATATGGTTCTTTTAGAAAACGACATTCCTACCTCTGCCGATGTTAGCCATTACCCGTTGATGGCACGAAGCTTTTTACAATGGGGAAACGAAGTTGATGAACCTAAGAAGGGCGATATAATTGTCTTTGAGAGGGGTGAAAGTGGTTGGCAAGGCCATGTTGGATTCTATGTAAATTCCAAGATTGTGAATGGCCAAAAAGTATACTACGTTCTCGGAGGGAACCAAAACGATAAAGTCTCCATTATGATATACCCAGCAGATAAGCTGTTAAGTATACGCAGGCTATGAGTTTTCTTTAGAAGGCGGCACTACAGGAATACATACTGCTTGAATGTTTGGTGGAAAATATCCTGAAGGCATTCCAAACAAAGCTGATGATAACGATTCTCTCGCTGCAAAACATTCTGAAAAACTTTCAAACGTTCCTACACTGCTTGCTGCTATTTTGATTTCGCCTGATACCTGTAAAGATACCACGATGGCGATTAAGGTAAACATAACGTTCCTTTCTAAATATGGTGCCGGCACCAAGATTCGAACTCGGGACCTTCTCATTACAAGTGAGCTGCTCTACCAACTGAGCTATGCCGGCCTTGGTCTCGGTGGAGAGATTCGAACTCCCGACCCTTTGGTCCCAAACCAAATGCGCTACCAGACTGCGCTACACCGAGGTTAATACAAACTATTTACACTGGGTATAGTATTACCAGTTTTTAAACAGAATGCTCTTTCATTATCAGTCGTAAACTTTTTCTCTAGTTCAACGACTGCATTATTACAATCCCATAATAAATCAAACTCTTGGTACATTGTAAATTTTGCCTCATCAAATCCTAGAGGAAAACTGATAATAAAAAGAGTCCACATTATATTTCCTTTCATTGGTGCCCGCACCCAGACTCGAACTGGGAAGCCATACGGCGGGAGATTTTAAGTCTCCTGAGTTTACCAATTTCTCCATGCGGGCTTTATTGGCCCGCCCACCAGGACTCGAACCTGGAACCTACAGCTTAGAAGGCTGTTGCACTATCCAATTGTGCTATGGACGGAATTAATTTTTACCTTGACCTCGATACTTCTTATAACCGCGTTTCGCATGTTTGTTCATAGACGATTTTTTAATATTACGTCTTCCGATTGAAGTCTTCTTATTTCCGACTGCCAAGTTTATTCCTCCACATTATCAATAAAGCTTTGCATTACGCGATAAGGCAATGTGCATATAAAAATGTATACAGTCCAAAAGACAATGTTATACAAAATTATTTCCATGGCAGCACAACCTCAAGACGACGTTTACGTCCGTTTTCTGTAAACCGCATAATGCTATGGCTATAAATTTTCTTATATTTGGTTTCGTATTCAGTAACAGTATCACACTGCTTTTCAACACGATACCCACCGTTACCTTGATTTTTGTCAGCAGTAATAATACCACCAAGTACAGCACCTGCTGCAGCACCTTGGTCATTACCTGATAGACCTTTACCTAACAACCCACCAAGGATCATACCACCTAAAACGTCACCGCCTGATGCGCCAGATTTATTAGGCACTTTTACGTTGCGGCATTGTTCGTAATAGATAGGAGAACTAAATTCCTCATAAACATAAACATCTTCGTACGTCGCATCGCGCATTGTTTTACGACCATCAGCATAAGCAGGCAACGCAAACATAATTGCTGTTGTTGCTATAATGGTTTTCTTAAACATAAGGCTGTTCCTCTCCAAAGCTTTCGTATTCAAACGGCTCAGAGAAACCATCAATTGCCTCGAAACCATTGTACTCTGATTCTACTTCGATCTTGTCAACTACCGTGTTGATGTCAATCCAATCAGTTGCGATATCGTTTTCCATATTAGATCCTTTCATTTGATATATCTAATATAATTCAGAACTTGTACAATGTCAATAGTTAATTTAGAAATTTTTGTAACTTTTTGTATTTTTATTTATCGCGGTATGTATGATCTTCCACTTTACCCAGGATTCCATACAATGCTCATCATTTCTCGATATAAAATTGATAAGCCAACAAAGATGCCATTTGCGATTCCTCATCCGTTCGTGTTGAGTTGCCGAAAAGGTTTGATTGCTTTTGCCGCCTAACAATACGTTAACGAAAATTGAAAAGGCAACTCCTAATCTATGAAAGTAAGATCTCATAACTCATCCAAATCCTTAATGAATTGGTTTTTTGGAGTTTCTTTTTCCCAGAATTTCAATTCCTTTTGTGCGGCCTTGATTTCTTTTGCAAGCTCCTTAACCATTTCGTCTGTTAAACTCATAATGTTAATCCGAAGCAAACGGTCTACGTCTTCAACAAGCGCCGATGTTTTACCAAGGATGTCTTTACCGACTTCATTCTTTTTACGATTCTTAAACGTAATTTCTTCATCAAGAATTCTTTGAATGAATTCCATTTTGACATTCAACCATCGAGCTTCTTCGGCCCATTCTTGTTGGCGTTTAGCAATACGCTCTGACAGAATACCTAAACGGTAATCACAGAAATCTTTAATGAGATCTCGTTCGTCGGTGTATTCCCGTAGTTTACCATTGAAGTCAATCACCGTTAGGTTTTCAGTCAATGGTTTACTAAGCTTGAACTTCGAAACGATTTTATCGTGGTTCCAATTTGCAGATGTATTTTGCTTTAGCTTTACTTCGAACCTGAAACCTGATTTATCGCAAAGATCATCATAAGATACTATGTCACCATCGTCTTCAAGTTTATCGAGTACCTTTACGTATGCTTCACGATCATATCCATAAGGTACCTCGGTAATTTCAAGTACGGTTTTGCTTTTCTTATCAAACATACCTAGAACGGTATACTTGTTTTCTTCTGATTCGTACTGAACCGCACCTTTGAAATCTGGGAAACACACTGGAAGCTTGTTGGCAATATTACCATTCAGCATGTATTCACGACAAGCACTAGAAAGTGCATTAGGGTCTCGCGGAAGTATGTTTGTAGCAAAACCAGTGGCAATACCTTTAGTTCCGTTTGCCAAAACCAAAGGAATCACTGGTAAATAAAATGCTGGCGGTTCGTGTTCAGGATCACTATGCGCAGGGGCGAGGTCAGCATCACGAATATATTTTTTAAAGTTTTCGTGGAGGCGCGTATAGACATAACGTGGTGCACCTGCTTCTTGAACGAGTCGAGTACCAAAGGAACCACGGCCTTCGACTAAACAGATATTATTATTCCACGTTGCGGCCATAAGCTGACCTGCCCCTGCGGCCGACGTCTCACCGTGGTTGTACCCATAGTCTGATATGATACCTGCAACAGCGCTTACCTTTTTAAAGTCGCTTTTGGAGTTGAGGATCGAGCTATATAAGTAAAACCTTTGCACGGGCTTCAAACCGTCAATCATATTAGGGATTGCACGGGATTCAACCGTATACATAGCAAAGGACAACCATTCGTGAGATGCAACCTTAGAGATTGGATACTCATTTGCTTCAGTAGTAAATTCAAGTACGCTCATTAGCAAACCTTTTCAAATTATAGTACTATTCTATCAAAGAACTTTCGGAATGTCAACCATTATTTTTAAGTTTTTCTTGATGGGCTTCAATCCGTTTCTTTTCCCATTTGTGCAATGGACATTTTGCTGCAGCAAATTTTACCTTAGCAGGAATAAGACAACCGCACTTACGGCACATCTTTGTCATTGCGAAATACTCATCGCAAGTCAAACAAAGATTCATACGTTCCTGTTGTATTGCTTTTGCTATAATCATTGAAAGTATTTGTCCAACATATCGAGCACGTCTTGATATTTTGCCATTTCAAGGATTTCGGTTTCCATTGCTTCAAACACATCTGGGTGTTCGCCAATACCTGCAGGATTATTAAGGTATACCTCAACATTAAGCTTGTGCTTTTGGATATGACCGTGAGCGTGTGCACGCATTGCTTTAATAATCACTTCTTGATCTAATGCCATTTTCTTTTCCTTCTATTGAAACATAAAGTCTTTACGTAGTTGAGAGTCGCGCCCAAACATCATTTGGAAAATACTTGCGTCATCAACAGTAACGGTATCGTATTGTGGTTTGTTGATAATCGTATCATACTCGTCTTCAGTAAGTGAACCCAAGCCTTTGATGTAACGGTGCTTCCATCCACCTTGTTCTGATTTAAATTGCGATGCGTCTTCATAATTATAGAACCACTTGACTTCTTTACCTTTAACGGAAATCATAATCGGTGTACGAGTAATCTTTACACGTTTTTCGGTAAGTAGCCGTGGCCAGAATTTGTAAAAGAACGCAATCAGTAGCGGAGAAATATGACCAATGCCATCATGGTCGGCGTCGGTTAACGTTGCAATGTTTTCGTACGTCATATTATCAACGCTATTGGGATTATTTATATCCAAGCCAAGTACAGCGACAAGTTCAGACAATTCCTTGTTCTTCAATACGTCGGCAGGTTTCATATCCCAGGTATTCATAATCACACCACGCAAAGGATATGCTCCTACCTTGTTGGCATCTCGAACCTTTAATAGGAAACCCATTGCCGAATCACCTTCGACGATTTTCAGTGTTGCGTCAGATTGATTGGCGGCAATGTGTTTTGCTACCTTGACCTTACGCAAACTCTTTTGTGCCAAGGTTGCGGCACGTTTATCAGCGGCGATTTTCTTTGCAAGCTGAGCTTCAATAATTGGGTCAATAATTGACGGTGTATTGAGAATCTTACGAGCAAAGAACAGCGCATCCTTAATACCAGACGCAACAGCATGGTCACGTACGTTTGTCATAGGATTGGTCAAACGCTCTTTTGTTTGAGAGTCAAACTTTGGATTCATGAAGTTTCGAGCAAACATGACGAAAGTTAAACCATTCTTGATGGTTGATTTGACAACTTCGATTTTATGCTTACGTTTAATCATAGTGACAAGTTCGTCAACGATGCCGTTCACAATAAAATCGACGTATGTACCACCTTGCCGCGTATTCACGCCATTAATAAAGGAGTTGGTACGGAACCCATCCTCAGACGATCCAATAAAGAATGATAGGTCTTCGGTCTTTTCAATAATTGCGTCTTCAGCAAACAGCTCAGAATATTTCTTGAGGTTGTTGACCTTAATGCGTTTACGGTTAAACGAAAAAGCAATTTCAGGAAATGCCATTTGAAGACTGATAAGGCGATCTTCAATCAAAGAAACAGTATCAAGTTCTGAAAGACTATCAACTTCAAACAAATCAAAGTCAGGAGTAAACCAAACCTCAGTGCCGTTACCTTCTTTAGGAGTATTCTTTTCTCGAATATCCTCAGCGCCATTTTTACATTCAACCGTAAGCATTGTTCCATTTGACCAAGTCTTACCTACAAATTTTGCCGACAAGAAATTAGTTGCCGCAGAACCGACACCGTTGGTACCAATTGTTACGCGGTTATCATCAAAGCTTGTGCCTGCGTTTACTCTTGTCCATGCAGCAGTTGCTCGTGCAATCTTGCTGTCGGTTGTTTCATCATAAACTAATTCTTGCGGAATGCCACGACCGTTGTCGGATATGGTTACCTTATTATTATCTACGGAAACATTAATCTTGTTTGCGTATTTGAAATTAGTGCGGATTGCCTCGTCAATTGAGTTATCAAGGATTTCGTCAATCATTTTTGACAAAGCAGGCACATACGTTGCGTTTGTCCAAGTACCTAAGACAAACCGCTCAACCTGCTCTCGAGCACTTGAACCCATATACATGCCGATACGCTCACGAACGTGTTGGCGTGCTGTTAAAATTTTGAAATCTTCACTCAAGGTATCTTCTCCATTTGAGATATTACTAAACCATTCTATACCACTTTTGCGGATATGTCAATAGTTAAATGAAACCTATCCAATGTGTGCAGTCGTCGCAAGGATCATCGAATTGATAACATCGATAATCTTCTGTCATTGTACTGACCTCTCGGTATTGTTGTCTCTTATTTATAAATAGATACTATAACAGATTTAAAAGATTGTCAATAGGAAATATGCAATGATTACAAATTATTTAGCGCCTACGTCGTTTATCGTCACGGTGTCAAGACTGCCAAAGGTTGAGTTTTTTACTCAAACCACGTCAATTCCTAGCATCTCAATTAGCCCAGTAACAAACAACACTCCAATCCAAAATTTTTACTCGTCTGGTGACCGTATTGAGTATTCTGATTTTGACCTTGGGTTTATTGTAGACGAGCGCATGGATAATTATATTGAGGTCCTACGTTGGATGGAAGGACTAGGTTCTCCTGAAACAACTGACCAATACAAGGACATCGAGAACAGCAAAGATGGCATCACATCAGATATCACAATAACAATTCACAATAGCCACAAGAACCCAAATATTCGAGTTATCTATAAAAATTGTTTCCCAACTGCACTATCGCAAGTTGACCTCAGCGTCACTTCAACAGACGTAGCATATCCACAGGCAACAGTCACATTTAGGTACGATACGTTCGTAATAGAACAAATTTAACCATTGACATTTTTGTTAAACTGTTGTAGAATAGATTATAAAATGATTTAGTGGAGCTACTTAATGAGCACAGATGACATTAGTGAATTGTGGTCAAAAGACTGTAAGATTGATGAAACAAACCTTGGGCGCGAATCACAACGTATTCCTGAGTTGCACGCAAAGTATTATACCTTATTTTATAGGGAAGCACTCAAGGTTAAGAAACTTCTACACGATTATAAAGAGCTTGAACACGCAAAGCGTGAGTGGTATGATGGCAGCATGGCTGAAGAAGATTTGAGAGATCGTGGGTGGAAACCGTTTCAAAAGAAAGTCCTTCGCAACGATCTTGATAAGTATATCCAACAAGATCAAGAAATCATTAACCTAAGTCTTAAAATTGACTATCACAAAACAAGAGCAAGTTTTCTTGAAGATATTGTTAAGACAATCCATTCCCGCAATTTCATCATCAAGAACATGATTGATGTGATGAAATTCCAAGCTGGTGAGTATTAGATAAATAAACAGTATATAATGCTATACTGGAGACTTTGTCATGGACGTTATCAATGTAGAACCACTTAACGCAGTACATATGAAAATTGATACTGAATCTGGCGTTAAGATGGAGCTACAAGAATATTTCTCATTTAGACCAACAGGATACCAATTTGTACCTGCATACAAGAATCGTGTGTGGGATGGTTGGGTACGTTTGTTTTCTCCGTTAAGACCTGTCTTATATGTTGGGTTACTACCGTACTTACGCAAATTTTGCGAGAGTCGAGGATACGAACTAAACGTCGGTGGCGAAATGTATGCTGAAGAAAACGTGCCTGACAATTATGGATACGAAATTGCAGAAGAAATCAATTGCAAGTTTAAACCTCGCGATTATCAAAACGAGTACGTTGTTAATGCAATTCGTAAAAATCGCTCGCTTTCTTTATCTCCAACGTCTTCAGGTAAATCATTAATCATATATTTAATTCAGCAACATTATTATCAGGCATATGGACATAGAACACTTATTATTGTGCCAACGATATCATTGGTACATCAAATGGCTGGAGACTTTGTTGATTACGGCTGCACCGACGAGATCTACAAGATTCAGGGTGGTGTTGACAAGAATACGAATGCGCCTATTGTTATCTCAACTTGGCAGTCCTTGATTAAACAACCAAAGCAATGGTTTGACCAATTCCGCGTTGTCTTAGGGGATGAGGCGCATCAGTTCCAAGCAAAGTCGCTTCAGAAGATTATGGATTCGTTAGTTAATTGTCAATATCGCCACGGGTTTACAGGTACCTTGAAGTCAGACGAAAGCAAAACACACCGTCTTGTTCTTGAAGGTTGTTTTGGCGAAGTAAAAAGATACGTCAGTACGAAGGATCTAATGGACTCAGGTACAGTTGCCGATTTCAAAGTAAAAGCAATTGTGTTAGGATATGACGACGCAATCAAAAAAGAATTCAGAACAGCATTCCGCAAGATTGCCGAACCATCAAAGAAATATCCTGCTGAACGCGAGTTCTTAATCAACAACCATAAACGAAACGTTTTCATTCGTAATTTATTGTGGTCTCTTGAAGGTCAAAACAATCTTGTCTTGTTTGATTTGGTTGAGAAACATGGTAAGGTATTGGAACCTCTCCTTCGGAGAGACGATCGTCAATTACATTTTATATATGGTGGAACAAAAGGTGATGAACGTGAAAGGATTAGAAATTTGATTGAGAACGACCCTGTTAAACAACACAACATTCTTGCGTCTTATGGCGTTTTCTCAACTGGCGTCAACCTTAAGAAATTGGATAACGTAATCTTTGCTTCAGGTTCTAAATCTGAAATTAAGGTTCTGCAATCAATAGGACGTACCTTGAGGAAAGGTAATGATGCAGACAAAGCGACCCTTTATGATATTACCGATGACTTATCTCACGGGTCTTTTGAAAATTATACTTTAAAGCATTTTAAGAAACGCATTGAAATCTATGGGAATGAACAGTTTCCATTCAAGATCTACAATGTTTCAATCTAGTATTGTTTTGTTCTCGATAAATCGAATTATAACCTAGTTGAAAGAAATGTCAACAACTTTTTTCAGTTAAAGGCAAAAAAATTGTTTATAGACTTTGGGGCAGGATATGATCTGCCAGTAATTGCTAATAAATTCAAACACATACCAGAATTCGAGCAAATGGTCGCTATTGATAGAAGACCTGATTTTAGAGATCGATATCCTGAATTCTTTGACCTTATGGACAAGCATTATACAAAGGTTGATAATATGTGGATCAAGAAGTCAGATCCAGGATTCAAGTTCTATGACTGTTACATACAAGACGATATACGCAATGACATTGACGTCCTTGAGCCGGCTGATGTGTGGAGATGTGTATCAACTCTTGAACATGTGTACGATGAGGAAGTTGAAGACTTTATGAAAGGCCTGTTAGCAAAAATTCAACCGTGGTCAAATGGGTATATACATATTGATCTGACCGATCACCGCAAATACCCACCAGATCCTGATGATTGTTTTTATCATTATGAAAATGAAGAATGGGGTAGAAACAAAGGAAAATACTATACTGGATTGTATTTAAATAGAATTCGTAAAGAAGAATGGGTTGACATGCTAAGTCAGTGGTTTACATACAGACCCGCGCCAGCTGATAATCACATGTCGCTATCCTGGGCCAACGTTCGATTAAAAAATGGTTGACATTTGAAGAAAATTGGTTATTATTAATTATAGGAGGTACTTTATATGGCACGCAAACGTAACTATGTTAACAACAAAGACTTCCTGGACGCACTAATCGTATACCAAGCCGCTTGTAGGGAGGCAGAAGATCAAGGAGAAAGAACTCCTCGAGTCCCTGACTACATCGGCGAATGTATTTACAAGATTGCAACCAGGTTAGCAACTAAACCAAATTTTTCAGGTTATTCGTACAAAGAAGATATGATTAGTGACGGCATTGAAAACTGTCTACAATATATTAACAACTTTAATCCTGAAAAATCACAAAACCCATTTGCTTACTTTACTCAAATCATTTGGTACGCATTCCTGCGCCGAATTGCTAAAGAGAAAAAGCAAATGTACATCCGATACAAGTCATCCCAAAATATGATTGCCCAAGGTAATACATATGATACGATGGCAGGAGAAGAAATTCAGCTTAACCTTTCTTTAAACGCAGATTATATCAATGACTTTATTAAGGACTTTGAAAATAAACTTGCTAAGGATAAAGAAAAGTCAAAATGAAAATAGCAATTGTAACCGACATGCATATAGGAGTGCGCGGTGATTCGAAGATATTTGCCGACCATCAAGAAAGATTCTTTTCAGAAGTATTTTTCCCTCATTTGGACAAACACAATATTAAAACTGTATTTGATCTCGGTGACACTTTTGATCGTCGTAAGTATGTTAACTTCGTTTCTTTAAAACGCGGCAAGGAATTCTTCTTTGACCAAATGGAGAAACGCGGTATTGAATACCACGCATTAGTTGGAAATCATACAACTTATTATACAAACACAAATGAAGTTAACAGCATGGATCTGTTACTTCGTGAGTACTCAAACTTCCACATTTATGAGGATGAAGCAAAAGAGTTGACATTTGGGTCAACTAAGTTTATAATGGTACCATGGATTAACAAAAGCAATGCTGAGAAGATCTTTGAACAGATTGACTCGTCGGATGCAAATGTTCTTGCAGGACACCTCGAGGTCAAAGGCTTTGAGATGATGAAAGGACAATTGTGTACTCACGGCGTTGATATGAAAAAGTTTGGACAATTTGAACAGGTTTGGTCTGGTCATTTTCACCATCCTTCTCATCACGGCAACATTCGTTATCTTGGCGCACCTTATGAAATGACTTGGTCAGACTATCAAGGACGCCGAGGATTCCACGTATTTGATACAGAAACAAGAGAACTTGAAAGAATTGAAAATCCTTTTCAGGTTTTCCATAAAATTGAATATGACGACAGTGATATGACTATTGATGACGTAGCAAATCTTGATACCTCAAACATCAGAGATGCGTACATCAAGGTAATTGTAAAGAATCGCACAAATCCATACATCCATGATTTGTTCCTAAATCGTTTGGCAAATGAAGGTGCAGCTGACGTGAAATCAATTGAGGATACTCTTAACTTTGAAAGCGAAGGCGTTGAAGATATTCTTGATGAAACTAAGGATACAAAAGAGATCCTACATGGTTACATCGACTCTCTTGAGACCAAGGCAAACAAAGTAAGTATCAAAACAGTAATTGACGATTTATATAATGAGGCACTAAGCGTATAGATGAAAATTGTTTTTAAGAAACTGAGTTATAAGAACATCCTGTCCACGGGTAACGCATTTACCGAAATTGAATTGAACCGCAGGTCAACAACCTTGATTAGTGGAACGAACGGTAGCGGAAAGTCAACTGTACTTGATGCTATCGTATTTGCATTATACGGTAAAGCATTTCGCAAAATCAATAAGAACCAACTTATTAATTCTATTAATAATAAAGGATTACTTGTTGAAATTGAATTTTCAATTGCTCAAACCGAATACCTTGTGCGGCGTGGAATTAAACCCAACGTGTTTGAGATTTTTCGTAATGGCACTTTAGTTAATCAAGATGCTGCGGCACGAGACTATCAATCTTATCTTGAACAAAACATTCTGAATTTAAATTATAAATCATTTAATCAGATTGTGGTTTTAGGATCGGCAACCTACGTTCCGTTTATGGAATTGCCTGCTCATACGAGACGTGAAATCATTGAAGATCTTTTAGATATTCAGGTTTTTAGTACAATGAATACTTTACTTAAAGATAAGGTATCAATGAACAAAGAACAGATATCCGAAAATAGTTATCAGCGTGATTTGACTGAAAACAAGATTGAGTCTGCAGAACAACATAACGCGTCAATCCGAAAAATTCGACAGGATGAAGTTGATAAAATTAAGGAGAAGATGAGTGAGCACATATCAAAGATTGAAACTGAGAAAGCAGAAATTGAAAGCGCTCAGGATGCTATCCAAGAAAAACTCACAACTATTAAAGATAAAGCGGAAGTTAAAGCAAAACTAGATAAGGCTAAACACCTTCATTCTGAAATCAATGCAACACTTCGCAACTATATGAAGGAACTTGCATTTTACCATGATAACGATAACTGTCCTACTTGTAAGCAAGGTATTGAGCATGATTTCAAACAGGCAAAGATTGAAACTGGAGACCAAAAGGTAGCGGAACTTGAGAAAGGTATTGCTGACTTGTTGTTGAAAGTAAATGGTTATGATTCAAGACTTGAAGAAATCTCAGCAGTTGAAGATGAGATTGCAGCACTTAACCTGCAAATTAGCGAGCATAGAGCAACAATTAAAATCTCAAAGAATGCTCTTGTTTCATACAAGGCTGAACTTGATAAGGCTGAAGAAGAAGTCGAGGCTGTTGACCAAACGGCTCTTAATAAGCTAAAAGAAGCAATGACAAGTTTAAACAAAGATCAGACTGAACTGTTTGACTTTAAAGAAGTACTTGGCGTTGTCTCAACAATCCTTCGAGATGGCGGTATCAAATCTAAAATCATTGCGCAATATATTCCTGTAATGAATAAGCTTATTAACAAGTATCTGACGGCGTTTGATTTGTTTGTAGATTTCCAATTGGATGAGAATTTCAATGAGCAAATCAAGTCTAGGTTTCGTGACACATTTTCTTATGCCTCATTCTCTGAAGGTGAAAAGCTACGGATCACATTGAGCATTATGCTTGCTTGGCGTACTGTTGCTAAATTACGTAATTCAGTATCAACAAACTTGCTTATCCTTGACGAAACACTTGACGGCGCATTGGATGGCGTCGGTATTGATAACCTAATCGACACGTTGCATAATTTGAATGCTGACGATAACATTTTCGTTATCAGTCACAGAGGAGATCAGTTCGGTGAGAAATTCCACAGTCACATCCGATTCCAAAAGGTCAAGAACTTTTCAGAAATGGCCGCATAAATCGGTTGACATTTTGTTTCTTTTAGTATACAATGGTCTATATATGATACAGTTAAAGGATATCCATGTCTAAATTCTATACATCGGTTGAACGCTTTATGAATGAGATCCGTTGGCGCGGATATGATAACGGTCGGCCGTTTCAACGTAAGGTTCGGTTCAAACCAACTTTGTTTGTTCGTGCTCGTGAAAACGCAACGCACAAATCATTGCTAGGCAATATTCCTTTAGGTTCGGTCAAGTTTGATACTATGTCCGAAGCAAAGCAATACATTGACCAATACAAAGATGTCCATGGATTTGAGGTTTGCGGCACAAGCAATTACGTGACGCAGTTCATTCAAGAAAACTATCCTGACGATATTAAGTTTGATATTACGCAAATCAATATTGCTTCATTTGACATTGAGGTTGACATCAGTAACGGTTATGCCGATATTGATACTGCTGATAAAGAAATCACATCAATTGCTTACAAATCTTCAAAGTCTGATACTTATCATCTACTTGGCCGCAAGGATTACGACAAGACGCAAACGGTTACAAGTATCAATCCTGAAGATATTCAGTTTATGAAATTTGACACCGAGGAGGCATTACTTCGTCGGTTTATTGATATATGGGTTTACGATTACCCGGATGTTGTTACAGGATGGAACGTTGAATACTTTGACATTCAGTATATTGTAACTCGTATCATTCGTTTGCTCGGTGAAGAAGCGGCTAAGAAGCTGTCTCCTTGGGGTCAAATCACGCAACGATCAAGAACGTTTTTCGGTAAAGAACAGTCAACATATCAGATTTCAGGTATGTCGGTAATTGACTATATGGATGCGTTCAAGAAGTTTGGTTATAAGTACGGTCCTCAAGAATCGTATAAACTCGACCACATTGCTCACGTTGTCCTTGGTGAAAAGAAATTGGATTACTCTGAATATGGAAACCTTACTCAGTTGTATGAACAAAATCCTCAGTTATATTTGGACTATAACCTCAAAGATACCCAGCTCATCCAACGCATGGAAGATGAGTCTGGTCTGCTTTCTCTTGTGCTTACTGTTGCTTACGGCGGAGGTGTTAACTATAATGATGCGTTCGGTACCGTAGGTATTTGGGAAACAACAATCTATCGTCGGTTAATGAAAGATAAGGTTGTTCCTCACTTAAAAGGTGGTCCTGGTGCTCGAGCTGGTGATCTTGTTGGCGGTTATGTTAAGGATCCTAAGGTTGGTATGCACCCTTGGGTTGTTTCGTTTGACCTTAACTCACTGTATCCGCACTTGATGTTACAATATAATCTGTCGCCTGAAACGTATGTTGAAAACGAACGTGAATACGTATCCCAAGATATGGTACTTGACGGCAAATACCAAAACAACACCGAGTACGCAGTATGTGCTAATGGTGCCTGCTTCAGTAAGGCCAAGGTCGGTATTATTCCTGAAATCATTGACGAATACTATAACCGCCGTTCTCTGATTAAGAAAGATATGCTTCGAGTTGAACAAGAAATTGAAAATGAAACCAACCCAATGCGTAAGAAGGCGTTACAGGCGCAGCAGGTTCAATTACATAACAACCAAATGGCTATCAAGATTTCTATGAACAGCCTTTACGGTGCAACTGCTAATATTTACTTCTTATACTATATTAACGATATGGCTGAAGCGATTACTACTTCAGGTCAGTTATCAATTCGTTATGCTCAAAAATCAGTAAACGCATATCTTAACAAAATCCTTAAGACTGATAACAAAGATTACATTATCTATATTGATACTGACTCTATCTATGTTGACTTCGGTCCGTTGGTTGAGGCATCTTTCGGTACTGTTGATATTGACCGTAAGAAAGGTGAAGAATTCCTTGATAAGGTTTGCTCAACTAAGATTGAAGAAGTAATTGAAAAAGGTTATGTTGAACTTGCTGAACGTATGGGTGCTTATCGCCAAGCGATGGTAATGAAACGTGAAAAGATTACTGACAAATCTGTATTCATTGCTAAAAAGCGGTACATTATGAATACGCTGAACTCTGAAGGTGTTCATTATGAGGTTCCTAAGATTTCGGTAACAGGTCTTGAATCTGTTCGGTCTTCGACTCCTGAGGTTTGCCGTGACAAACTCAAAGAAGCGTTCAAAATTATTATGAACGAAGGTGAAGACGCAACTCAGGCATTCATTGCTGATTTCAAAAAGGAATTCCGTAATCTTAATCCTGAAGACATCGGTCGTAACAGTGGCACTGACAATATTGAAAAGTATCAGAACAAAGGTACGATCTATAAGAAAGGTTGTCCGATGCACGTTCGTGGCGCATTGCTATACAACCATTACCTAAAAGAAAACGGTTTGGATTCAAGATACGAAACAGTCAAATCTGGTGACAAGATCAAGTTCGTATATTTGAAGGTACCAAATCCGATTCGTGAAAACATTGTCTCGTTTCCTGGCGCATTGCCAAAAGAAATGAACTTGAATGATTATGTTGACGTTGACTTGCAGTTTGAAAAGGTATTCCTATCTCCACTCGAGTCAATCCTTGAAGCAATTGGATGGTCTGCTGAAAAGCAAATGACGTTGGAAGGATTCTTTGGATGATTATGAATAACCGTGAAATACTTGAAATTCTAACAATCACAATGGAGGAATGCTCTGAGGTGATAAAAGAATGCGCAAAAATCCAAAGATTTGGATTGACAAAAAATCAAGATATGTTAGAATTAGAAATAGGTGATCTAATGTGTATGATTGAGATCCTTGAAGAATATGGTCTGATTGATCATGAACAAGTCAAAATGGCCTCAAAAGGTAAAAGAGAAAAACTTAAACAATGGAGTACTTTGAATGTCTGATTGGGCAAATGATATTATGATGATGCACAACAAGTACGGCGTGCGCGAATGGTTTGAAGCAAATAAAGATAATAAAGAGCTTATGGACAAATACTTACGATTCCGCTTGTCTATGTGTAAGGAAGAACTGTATGAAACTATGGATGCAATTGATAACAAAGATCCTGAAGAGGTCGTTGATGGTCTTATTGACCTTTGCGTTTTTGCTATTGGCACTCTTGATGTATTCGGTGTTGACGCTAATAGTGCTTGGGATCGTGTGTATAGTGCAAATATGGCTAAAAGTCCTGGAGTTAAAGAAGGCCGTCCTAATCCGTTTGGGTTACCTGACTTAATTAAACCTGAAGGTTGGGAGGCTCCTAATCACGAAGGTAATCATGGCGATATTGCGAAAGCATTCTAAATGGCAGGGCTTATTCGGATAACCGATATTATCGAGACTAAGCTCCGCAAAGAAAAAGAACTGGAGTATTATCAGCAGGAACTTGATAAACTCCAGCAAAAAATGTTCTTTATTAAAAAGGAAATTGATATAACTAATCTTATAATAAATATGATTGAGAAAGAGCAAGTTTACGATATTAAACAACAAATGATTGAGAGAAAAGATGAAACAGACCGAAATGTTTAACGAGGATGAGATGGGTTCTGGAAAGGCTCCAGAAGCCTTAAGTGATGAAGCCATTATCAATATCCTTATTACGCAGGCTCACTGGACGACCCGTCAGCCCTGGATTCAGATAGCTCGTAGATTTGCTGAATTGTCTGATATAACAAAAAGTTCTAACCATATAAAAAAATTGTATAACAAATACGAAAAAAATGGTTGACACGGCGGTCAAACTACGATAGAATAGCTCTATCAAATAGGAGATAGCCAATGGCAAAGAAAGATATCTTTATCTGCGTTTCTGGTGGCACCCGCCGCGAAAAGGAGTTAATTACTGAAGTTGCTTATTTAGCTCAAAAGAAATTAATGCCTCGTATTCGTAAATTAGAACTTGTCATTAACGTCAAAAAGCTTGATGTATACGCTGACGTATTAAACCTTGAAGAACGCTTATTTGAAATGAGAATTTGTCGTGGTATGAATCTATATGATATTATTACTACTGTATGCCATGAAATGGTGCATATTAAACAATACGTCCGTGGCGAACTTAATGCCTGTGGTACTCGTTGGAAAAGCCGTAAGATATCGGATAAAACTCAATATATGGATTTACCTTGGGAAAAGGAAGCATTTAAATTAGAAGAAAAGCTTGCCTTAGAAGTATTCAAGGAAATCAAGTTTATACCAAAATAAAGGTAACAAATAGTAACAATTAATGTTGTTACCGTTAACATTATTACATATCTGTTATATATATCATTATAGGAATATATAACAGGAGGTCCCACCATGTGCAGTCCATTTGTGCGTAAAGAAGCCAACCGAATGAATTGGATTATCAAAGGCAAGTTAATTGATAGATCCTGGTCTGATAAAGATATTGAAGCAACCTACAATTCATATATGAAACGACTGTGGGGCAACAACGAAAATTACATCCATGAAGATGGATTCCAACAAGCATGGAAAGCTCGTGAAGCTGAAATCTATAATGAGGAAAACGATCTTCAAGGAATTGCTGTTTTAGGTTACGACTAAAACTTTTTTCATTTTATTTCATATTTTCTTAATTTTCCTATTGACATTTGGTTCCGAATAGTATAGATTGTTTATATAAGGTAAACAAAGGAACAAAACATGTCACGTATTATTCACCTAGATAACGGTTCAACAATCAAAGCTGACGTAGTTGAGTCATTCGACCGCGCAGTTGCAAATCCTGAAAACATAAACAACGATGGTTCTATCAATTGGAACTTTGTTGATGCGGATATGAACCTTGACTGTGGTTACTGGTCAGCATCATATATTGCTGAATGTTTTGATAAGTTGGCTGATGAGTACGATCTTAGCGTAGCCTGGGATCGTTTGCAAGTTCTTAAAACTGATTTTCTTGGTATGGAGGCGTAAGTATGAAAAAGCAACAGTGGATCATGGTGATGTCAAAAGCACCAGCTCAAGACGAGTTTGGTATGACTATAAGCTATAGCATCGATGAACTTGGTGCTGAGAAGGCGATGGAAAAAGCTCAATCATATATAACAGAGCAATCCAAAGTTTTTCGTCAAGTTGAATTTAAACTCCAAGGAGGTGCTTGGTAATGAGCGATCTTAAATTTACAACTTGTGGTGATTATATGTCTCAATATGATGAACGTCACGGCGGCCCTTACGATCGCGGATCTGCCGATAGCTACTATGGCCGTGGCTACAACCCTCATTATTACACCGGTGATACGTACCGATCTGTTCGTGTTGAGCTAGCTGATATGACTCCTGCAGAAATTGTTGAATACACGAAGGGTTATAATGATAATGAAGAAGATGGTAACTTCAAAGACTGGGGTTAAAGTCAACGGTAAACTATTCACTTGTATTTTAGATGCAATTGAATATCGTGACTATTTAGATGCTCATTATGTAAAGGTTGTGTGGGAATATGTCTGATTTCAATCCCACGTTTACTCCATATGAAATAATTTCACATTTTGTGAAAAAAGTTGTTGACATATCTTTTAATTTAGATTATTATAGTTATATCAAATGGAAAAACACATACACACTAGGAGAATTCCAAATGGCTAAAATCAAATCTTTCGACAAAGCAACTCTTCGCGCACTTCGTACTGAAATGGACGCATTGCTTGAAAAGTACGGTAAGAAAACCGGCCTTGATTTTGAAGTAGGTAATATGCGTTTCAGTGATACTGAAGTTGACATTAAGGTTAAAGCAAAAGTTAGTGGCGTAAAAACTCGTACTGACTCAAACCTTGAACTGTTTGCTAAAATGGCAGGCATTACAAATCTTACCAACAGATCTGGAGACCGTTTGGTTGAGTACAAGACTCGTTCTCCCGTGTATCCGTTTGTCTTCGAGCGTGGCGGTAAGCGTTACAAGTGTTCAGAAGCACAGGCTCGTTCGTTGTTCGCAGCATAATGCTTCTACACCTTTTCGTTTCTCCCATGGCTGCCTACTTCATGACTTTGGTGTGGGCAGCCATTTTTGGTAATACTGCAGGTACATCTGAGCTTATGATAGAAGAATGGATCATATGTATACAGTTATACCTTGGTGTTGCACTTATGATACAATTTAAGAAATCTTCAAAAGAATAGTTGACATTTCCGTGTTTTTGTATTATATATAGACTGTGGACGTTGAAACAAAATAAAGACGGATCGGACTCGGGTGCGATTCCCGACGCCTCCACCAAAAGCACACAGTCTACTGGTGAATGAGATAACAATGCTCATAATAAAAGTCCAAACTGTGTGTTTTTGATGGGGGCGAATTAGGATCGACGGACGTAATAGTTGAGTGGAGTTCACCGTGTTGACCTACGTTATTCGGTCAAACAAACTAAATGCAAACGATAACTTTGCACCATCTGAATCATTTGCTCTAGCAGCATGATCACAGGGGGCTGGCCACTTGCCTAGCAACAGAAAAGTGGTTTTTTATGCACATAAAAAAGAAAGGACAAAAGATGCGTAAACTACTAGTAACAACAGCACTTGTTTTTACCGCGGGTTCAGCAATGGCCGCAGAATTGGGTGGAGAAATTTCCGTAGATATCGCAGAGACAGCTGCAGGAGATTGGGGTGCAACCACATCTTTTGACTTAGGTATTGCGTCAATGGGTTCAGCTGTTCCAGCATTTGGAGCGATTGAACTTGATATGGACGAAGAAGGAGATATTACTCTTGACGAATGGAAAATCGGTACTGTCATTAATGGCGATGCTGTAATTTCAATCGGTGACCAAGGTAATATTTGGTTGGATCGCGAATCAGATGCTGCACACGCAACAACCGCGGATCCAGCAATGAAGGAATCAGTACAAGTAACGGCTTTAGGAGCGTCTATGGCAATTGGCTTTACTGATGTCGAAGCGGACGTAACTGATATTGAAAACGTCCAAGGCAAATACGAAATGGGAGTAGGTGCGAATATTAATGTTGCCGCAGCAGGCGATTACAATATGAACTCTGAAGAATGGACAATCGGCGGCCGCGCAGAAGTAGGTGTTAACGATATGTTCGCTATCGGTCAAATGGTAACATACGGCTCAGCTGATGAGAAAATCGGTTATGAATCCGATATCTCAGCATTTGGTGTTACTGCATATTTGAACGGTGATGCTGATGAGCTTGCACAAAACGTTGGTGGTTCATATACATATGATCTAAACGGTATTGAACTAGGTGCTGGTGTTAACTATAACATTGACACTGAAGCAACTACACCATCTGTATCTGCATCATTTGCTTTTTAAGCAAGATATACTTATAGAAAAATCTAAGTTGAGGGGCGGTCTTGTACTGCCCCTTTGGTCTTCTGTATAAATAAAACTGATTACGTATGGAGGATGACATGTCTTTGAAATTAAAAGAACTTACGTGGGCTCATCACCAAGCAGCAGAAAGAAGAGCGTTTGCTAAACAGCTTTTAAGTGGTAAAATTGAACCAAAGCTGTATCATAAGTTCTTGTGTTGCCAATATTTGAATTATCAAATTCTTGAGTCATACACAGAAGTACCATCGCATTTATTACCGATAAGAAGAGAATCACGTATCTGGACAGACATCCGTGAGCTTGAGGTAGAATACGATTTAACACCCGATGGAAATTACCCTCAATCCGTCGAGGATTATAACAAACATATTAAGAGTCTTGCTGAAAAAGGAGATCAACACGGTCTTCTTGCGCATATGTATGTACGTCATTTTGGCGATTTACATGGCGGTCAGATGATTAAAAAACGAGTTCCTGGTTCTGGTAAAATGTATGAGTTTGAACTCGAAAAAGAATATCTCATTGAGGAATTTCGTAAATATCTTGATGACGATATGGCTGAGGAAGCGAAAATATGTTTTGATTTTGCATCTCAGCTTTTTGATGAATTGTCTAAAGAAATAGATTGACATTTCATTAAACTGTTATATTATTAAATTGTAGCAAACAAACGGAGGGTAACATGGAACAAGCAATTCCTGTATACGAAGATGTTGAAGTTAAACCTGTAGTACGCGGAGAGCGTATGCTACGTAGTGAAGCTGCACGAACTAGGCGACGAGAATTGAAGACCGTTCGTGAGAATCGAGTCATTAACGAATGGGCACGTGCTCGGCGCGCAAAGAAGAAGAAATAATGACAAGTTATTTGACAGAAGTAAAGGAGGATCCCCTTAACGGGGACCTCTACATCGAGTTCCCACCAGAATTTTTAGAAGAATTAGGATGGGGAGAAAACGACGAACTGATTTGGGAACAAACCGATCTTGGTTGGTCAATAAGGAAAAATGAAGATGCATCCATTATGGATCAGGCTCGAAAAACTGGCGACCAATCTTAGCAAAAAATTTGACGAGCATTTTACAAAATGGGATAATCCAAAATACGATGATAGTCTAAAGTTTCCTGGATGGAAAGACGATTTTTGGTTATCTCCTTTAATTCGTAAAGCGCATTTAAAAACAATCGTACCTGAGGACGGTAAAGGATTGTGGCTAATGCATGTGAATGTATTTCCACGCGAAGGTATTGAATTGCCAATCCTTGGGTTTGATATTGTAGCAGGTCCTAAAAAGATTACAGGATCTTTTATGGATTTTAGCCCATTACACGGTCATCCACATCCGTACCATGATTATATGGAAATGGTAGTTAAAAATCTTGAATGGGTTAAAGCAAGAGAATTACCACCTTGGGCAAAAGAAATCTTTTCAGAGGATATGATTGCAGTTGGTAACATTAATACAGACGAAGAATTAAATCAATTCATTGACGTCACGACAGATCTTACAGATTATTATTTAGATAACATTGTAAAAAATGCGTTCAGGTCAAATCGCGATACAAAACCAATTCTAAACAAATATTGCTTTAATCAAAAAATGAATCCACATTTACATCGTTCAATTGAAGCAATGGGCATCTCAAAACAAGATAAGAATCGTTACGTTGATACTATTTTATTTGAGGAGATATAATGGCATTTCTTGTACACCCTTTGCCGCCAGTGAGTGTATACGTACGTAAAGAATATTTGTATGATTTGGAAAAAGGACATGGTGAATTCACTCCAGGTATTTGGATAAGCCTTAAGAGCACTAAATATAAAGCTCTTTATTTTGAAACCTTGTTAACCGATTATGGTGCACTCTATGATAAACTTCCTATCTCGGCTTTCGTTTGGAAAACAGATCATGGCGAGCTTCTTCCTCTTGATGTGCTTCAGCTATGGGATTGCTTTGACTATGACATCACTGTCGTACAAAAACCACTCTTGTCACGCTGTGAATTTTTCGGAAAGGATCGAAGAATGCATGCAGGAGAATACGAATTCACAGTGGATAATTGTCACCGCGATACTTCCATCATTGACACCAACTTCAGTGAACACGATCCCGAACACAAATCCTTCAACGTCATTAGGCTTGACAACGGTCAATTCGCTGCTCAGCCTAACAATCGGGTTATCTGGCGTGATAGCTCCTTAACTCCTGATAAATTACTACAGCCTGACTTTAAAGTATGTACTCAAAACTACGCAGTAGAAACAGAACCTAAATGGTCTGTTGGCCACACTGACGAATGGCAATATAAGACAGAAGAAGAGTACGAAATTTACCAATCAAAAGAATTGAAGAAAGGAAAAAACAGTTGACAGTATTGCATTGCTGTGATAATATTAATATAACTAATGGCACTACAAGCGTTATGTTTGGTCGCCATCGTTATGAAGTAAATGTGGTATTCTGTAAAGAGTGTGGATCACAAAAAGCAACTTCACATATTAAACATATAAAGGAGGGTACGTATAATGACGACGTTCGTCAACCAATTCCTGGGAGAACGGGACGGGCAACAGCTACGAGCTGAAATCCACTCGGCAGGGCAAGGCTACACAATTAACTATTACATTAATGGAAACTTTATTAAAGAAGAAGCTATTATTGGTCGCAGCGTACATTACGTTGAAGATGCAGCGAATAATTGGATTAGCGGGATTAAGGTGTTAAACGGATAATGATTACGCCGCCTCGATCCCCTGAAAAAATACATCATGAAATTTCTCATATGCTTGCAGCAGGTATTAACTATATTGATGCTTTGTGTGAATACGCACGAGCAAACGATTTAGAAATTGAAACTGTTGCAGACATTGTGAAAAAGTCTTCAATCCTTAAAGAGAAAGTAAGGAGTGAAGCGGTTGACTTGAAAATGGTAAAACGAGATGAGCCTGATATCACACGGATATGCGACTGAGGAATCTTTCCGTCTGTATGTAAATTACCTTGCTATGAAAAAGCATTTTACTACAGACGGATATGATTATCAAAAATATAACGGTAAAGTACGAGCAACATACGAAAAGTATATGACTCGGCCTGACGTTTATTTCTTTCACAAACTGTCAAAGATGGACGATCCTCAAGGGGTTATGCTTTCTAATATGATTGTGAAACCTGATATATGGATCCGTGATATTGTTGAAGAAACAGGAGAATCTCGTTATCTTGAGTGGCGCAAACGCATTGAGTCGTTATCATATCTTTTTAAAAATGACTTAAACAAACTCGACGATAACTATCAAGCCAACTTTGCTGTTCATGACGGACAGCACCCACATATCATGTCGCTTTATTTGCAGCGGCAAATCAGTTTGGAGACATTGTCTATTATCGCATCGGCATCAAAAATATTTGCCTATTGGGAGAAAGAAATTGTTGACAAATTCGTTGCACGTGATATAATTAGATTATCAAAGAAGTACAGACCCTTCCTAGATATTTCAGAAAAAAAGTTTAAAGATCTGATCCGTGAACGGTTTTTCTGATATAAATATATGGTCGGTTAATCCGATACATATTATTGCATACTACGAAAATATAACGCTATACAAGGAGAATACATATGGCAATGTCATTTGACGCACTTAAAAAATCTCGTTCATCTTCGCTTGACAAGTTGAACGCGCAGCTCGAAAAAGTATCACAAAAGAGCTACTCTGATCCCAACGAAGGCAAATTCTGGAAACCAACCCGCGATAAGGCAGGTAATGGTTTTGCTATTATTCGTTTCTTACCTGCATCTGAAGGTGAAGAAATGCCTTTCGTACGCATTTGGGATCACGGCTTCCAAGGTCCAACAGGATTGTGGTATATCGAGAATTCTCTTACAACCCTCAACCAGGATGACCCGGTTTCAGAGTATAACTCTAAACTATGGAACTCAGGTATTGATTCCGACAAAGAACAAGCACGCAAACAAAAGCGCCGCTTGAAGTACGTTGCGAATATCCAGGTTATTAAGGATGGGGCAAATCCTGAAAATGATGGTAAGGTATTCCTTTACCAATTTGGCAAGAAAATCTTTGATAAGCTGAACGATTTGATGAATCCTCAGTTTGAAGATGAAACGCCAGTCAACCCATTTGATCTATGGGAAGGCGCAAACTTCCGTCTAAAAATTCGCCAATTTGAAGGTTACCCAAACTACGACAAGTCTGAGTTTGATTCTCCTTCTGCATTGTCCGATGATGATGCTGAGCTCGAACGTATTTGGAAACAGCAGCATTCGCTACAAGAATTGCTTGATCCAAAGAACTTCAAGTCTTATGCTGAATTGAAGGCAAAGCTGTACCGTGTATTGGCAATGGATGAAGAACCATCCACGCCGACTCAGGCAACAGACGATTCCGATGATTTGGATCTCAGCTCAATGGGTAATACTCAACAAGCTGCTCCTGCACCATCGGCGCCTGCAGCACCTGCGGCAGCAATGTCAATGGATGATGACGATGACGATCTCTCAATCTTTAAGGAACTAGCGAATGGATAAGAAGGTCTACGAAGAAGTCTTGGATTTTGACTTTGGTTTTAGTTTTATTGATGAAGAAATTCAGGAAAAAGAACAACAAGCCAATGAGCAAATCGAGGCGGAACGTAGAGCTAAAGAGGAGCTTGAAGACAAGGTAACTCAAGCCAAAGTATCGGCTGAAGAATATGAATACCGTCTTGAGCTCCTCTATAAATCCATTTCGCCATTTTTGGATAATCTTTGTAAAAACCCGGACAAGTCAACAATTTATTGGCCTGACCGGGTCGCAAAGATTGAAGCATATAAAAGCAAGTTGCTTAGGATTGTAGAGGGGACCTAAATGAGTCTATTAGATAAATTAGTTAAAAACAGTACCATCAAGATGACTGCTCCTATCACGGAGTCGAAGGTTTATGGTAAAAAGGATATGGCACCTACGCCTGTTCCGATGGTAAACGTTGCATTATCCGGTCGTGTTGACGGTGGGGTAACGCCAGGACTACTTGTACTCGCAGGTCCGTCCAAACACTTCAAGTCTGCATTCGCATTACTTATGGCGGCGGCATACATGAAGAAAAACAAAGATGCAGTTTGTTTGTTCTATGATTCTGAATTTGGTACGCCGCAGGCATACTTTGAATCATTTGGTATTGATATGGAACGTACTGTTCATACACCGATTACCAACGTTGAAGAACTTAAGTTTGATATTGCTCAGCAGCTTGACCAAATCGACAAGAGTGATGATGTGATTATTGTTATTGACTCGGTTGGTAACCTTGCTTCTAAAAAGGAAGTTGAGGATGCCCTTGATGGTAAATCAGTTGCTGATATGTCTCGAGCTAAAGCACTCAAATCTTTGTTCCGCATTGTAACACCACACTTGAACCTAAAGGATATTCCGTTGATTGCGGTTAACCATACTTACCAAGAAATTGGTTTGTTTCCTAAGGCAATTGTTTCTGGTGGTACAGGCATTTACTATTCAGCCGATGCGATTTGGATTATCGGCCGCCAACAGGATAAGGTTGGTACTGAAATCCAAGGTTATCACTTTGTTATCAACATTGAGAAATCTCGCCATGTTAAAGAGAAATCCAAAATCCCGATTTCAGTATCTTGGGATGGAGGAATGGTCAAATGGTCAGGTCTCATGGATGTTGCTGAAAAAGGTGGTTACATTCGTAAGCCAAAGGTTGGATGGTATGAAGCTGTTAATCCAGCCACCGGCGAAATCATCTCTGAAAAACTACTTCGAGCAAAAGAAATTGTTGACAATTCCGAGTTTTGGGATATAATGTTTAAACAAACAGATTTTGAAGATTTCATCAAAAACGCTTTCTCTGTTGGTGGCAATGCCATCTTGAAAGATGATGAAGAAGTAGCAGAGGTTGATGCCGTATAATGATTGAGAAAACAGTTTTAACTAACCTTATATTTAATGAAGATTATTATCGTCGAGTGTATCCATACATTAAGTCTGAATACTTTGATGATATTAGTCATAAGAAAATCTTTGATACTTATTCACATTATGTTGAAGAATTTAAGGAGCCTCCGTCAATTGAGGCTCTGAAAATTTCTATTGATAAACGCAAAGATTTGAATGAAGATGCCTATAAGAATGTAATGGATCAAGTTTCCGAAATGAAACGAGATCCTGATACTAATCTTGATTGGCTGGTTAGTGAAACTGAAAAGTTCTGTCAAGACAAGGATTTGTTTAATGCTATTCGCAAAGCAATCCTTGTTATTGATGGAGAAGATAAAGAACTGGATAAAGGTTCATTACCTGAGCTTTTATCTAATTCGCTCTCAATTAGTTTTGATACTTCTATTGGTCATGATTATCTTGAAGATTATGAAGGCCGATATGATTTCTATCACAAGAAAGAAGAACGCCTTCCGTTTGATATTGACCTTCTAAACAAGGTCACTAAAGGCGGCTTACCACGCAAGTCAATGTCTGTGCTCCTTGCAACAACCGGCGGTGGTAAGTCGCTCGTCAAATGTCATATGGCTGCAAGCTATTTGATGCACGGTAAGAATGTTCTTTACATTACAATGGAAATGGCCGAAGAACGTATTGCTGAACGTATTGACGCCAATATGATGGATGTTACCATTGACGAATTAAAAGAACTCCCCAGAGATGTTTACGAAAAAAGAATTGGTCGTATTCAATCAAAAACAACGGGCAAGCTTGTCGTTAAGGAATATCCAACAGGTTCGGCACACGTCGGCCATTTCCGCCATTTATTAAATGAACTACGTATGAAACGTGGTTTTACCCCTGATGTTGTCTTTATTGACTATCTAAATATTTGTGCAAGCGCTCGAGTAAAAGGTGCCGCTGCAGCTAATTCATATACACTTGTAAAATCAATTGCGGAGGAAGTTCGTGGCCTTGCTATGGAGTATAATTGCGCTGTCGTTACTAGTTCTCAGTTTAACCGCGACGGCTACGGGAACTCAGACGTTGACCTTACTAACACTTCTGAGTCTATGGGGATCACTCATACTGCTGACTGTATCCTCGGCTTAATTACATCAGAAGATCTTGATAATCTTGGTCAACTTATGATTAAGCAACTTAAAAATCGTTGGGGCGACTTGAGTTATTACCGTCGGTTTGTTGTCGGTATTGACCGAGCAAAAATGAAAATCTATGACCTTGAAGATTCAGCTCAGAACGGAGTTTCTCAAGACGGACCGCAGGCAGGCAAATTGCCAAAGCCTGATAACGATGCTCCGATATTTGACAAAGGTTCATTTGGTACAAAAAGTAAGAAAGGACTGTTTTCTGCAGGAGATTTAATGTGACGTATTTAGTTACGGACAACTGTATAAAATGTAAACATACCGATTGTGTTGCAGTTTGTCCGGTTGATTGTTTTTATGAAGGTGACGATATGCTTGTAATTGATCCAGACGAATGTATTGATTGCGGTGTGTGCGTTCCTGAATGTCCTGTTGATGCTATCATTGCAGATGTAGATTTGCCCGAACCTGATAGATCTAAATGGATTGAAATTAATACTGTGTATAGCGACAAGTGGCGCTATAACAATATTACCGAGCAAAAAGATCCGTTACCCGATGCTGAAGATTGGGACGGAGTACCAAATAAGTATGAAGCGTTCATGGATAAGGAGATAAAATGAGCTACGTTGTTGTTGACGATAATTACATTCTTGAAAAAGAATCAAATCATAAGCTTTATTTCAACGAGACAAAGCACCAGCTTAACAAAATTACACGTAAGTTAAACCTTGGGGCAGGATTTCAAGGATTTACTCCACTCTTTATGTGCAGCCCTCTCAGATCAACTTTTATAAATAACTGTAAAGAAACACAGTTAGAATCAGGGTTAACATGCAAACGTTTAAGCAGCACCTAAATGAAGCCACTGGCGGCTATATACATTTTCCTAAATCAGATGATGAGGTTGATGCTCTCGACTTTATACCTGACGAAAAGAAAGATGCCTTAAAAGATCTTCTCAAAACAATTCAAACAAACAAGTCAGGAGTTAAAGATCCTATTGCGTTGGATGCTTCAAATCCAAACAACGTAAAGGTAATGAGAACACTTGCTCTCGACTTTGATCTTAAAGCTCTATCAACAAATTACGGGTTTAAGGTATCGGCAGGTAACGGATCCCGTGGAGGTGGTGGTTCTAAATCAAAAGGTTTTGCATTTGAAGATCAAATCATTCAAGACGTTGAAAAGTATATTGCGCAAGGTCCTGATGCTGATTTCCAATTCCCAGACATGATGTCAGCAATGCATAATTCCTTTCTAAAGGATGCGCAATCAATTAGTGTACGATCTGACGGCGCAGCAAATACAAAACGTCCATTGCAGGTTACAGACGCTTCATTACTAATCGGCGGAAGAGATTTAAACGTTGGTCCACGAGTTACTGATGTAACTGTTACGGCTGACGGTGTTCCATATTATCTATCAGCAAAATTTGGTGGTACGGTTACTTTCTTTAACGTAGGAGTAACGAAGGTATTCCCTGCATCTGAATTTGAAGCAGGCAAATTCAAATCGCGTGAAGCACTTAGTATTTTAAAGGCATTCGGAATTGACGAGAAAGAGTTTATTAATATCTTTACGTCATACGATCCTAGAGCGGCAAAGCGCGGCGGCAAGAAAACACGCATTGACGTAACAAAGAAAATCAATAAAAGAATGCTGCAGCAAATGCTGTTAACTGGTGTTGGATACGGTTATTGGATGGTGCACCAAAAAGGCAAGAAGGTTGAGTTTTACGAAATGACTAAACGTAAAATGATGCAGTCTGCAAAAATACAAAAGGTCACAATCTTATATCCTGAACCAGGCTCTGCAAAGCGTTTGGATATTGAAGTATTAACTCCTCGTTATGAATTTAAAATAAATATTCGTAATAAGCAAGGTGGATTATATCCATCTCATATTATGGCAGACTATAAATATAGAAGTAATGATTAATTTTCGCAAATATCTTTCTGAAGGCATTAAGCTCAAATTGATTCGTGGTAAGGATCAAGATGTTTTAAAGATGTGGGATACGAAAGAAAAGAGTTGGGTAGAACTAAGAGGAAAACCAGATTTTGAGCGAAGATACGATCCAAAAGATCCATTACACAAAGCAATTGCTGCTATTGGCAAGTCGGCTAACATTTCTGATTTTGTTAATGGAGACGAGGTCAGCATTAATCCGAACCATCCAGATGGTAAAAAGGCATTACAGACAATTAAAAAGTTGATGAAATGAAACGATTTAAGCAATACATAGCCGAAGAAAAGAATCTTCATATGACTCACGCCGAGGACGCAATCATCGACGGCGGGGTAACTGGTACACGTAATGTAATTAACCATTTACGTGATCTACGCGATATGCTAAAGGGTAATTCAAAATCCTCAGTAAACGTTAGTGTTAAATGGGACGGTGCTCCTGCGGTATTCTGTGGTATAGACCCAAGCGATGGTGAATTCTTTGTAGCCAAGAAAGGCATCTTTAATAAAAATCCCAAGGTATATAAAACATATGCCGATATTGATGCCGACACTAAAGGGGATTTAAATGCAAAATTGAAAGTTGCCTTGGACGAGTTTAGCAAACTTGGAATCCAAGGTGTAGTTCAGGGTGATTTTTTATATGAAAGAAGTGATATTAAAGAGGATACAATTGACGGGGAACCGCATATTACTTTCCATCCTAATACGATTGTTTACGCGGTACCTAAAAACTCAGACCTCGGTAAGGAAATACTCGGATCCAAGGTCGGAGTGGTCTGGCATACAGTATACCGAGGACCAAGCTTTGAAGAAATGTCTGCAAGTTTTGGAGAGGAGATATTACCTAATCTCAAAAAAGTAAGCTCGGTATGGCAAGTAGATGCTGTCTTTAAAGATCAGTCAGGTACAGCAACAATGACTGCTAAAGAAACCGCAAAGCTTCAAGGTATTTTATCAAAGGCAGGTAAATTATTTCGTTCTATTCCAGCACAAGTATTAAACGATATGGGCAAGAACGAAGATCTTAATATGAGAATCAATACTTATATTAATAAAAAGGTTCGTGCTGGAGAACGTGTTGGTAAGCCAACGGTATTTGTTAATGGATTGGAAAAATATCTTAACGATTATTTTGCTGCTGAAATTGCCGCAAAGAAATCAGCAAAAGGTAAAGCCAATTGGACAAAGAAACAAGACGAAGCAATGGAATTCTTTAAAAGAAATAAGAAGGCTGATATTGCTCGAGCATTTGAAATGTATAACCTCATCGTTGACGCAAAGCATATGATTGTTCGTCAACTCGAAAAGGTCGGTGGCCTAAAAACATTATTGAAAACGGCAGACGGTTATGAAGTAACCGGGCAAGAAGGATTCGTTGCTATTGACCGTTATGGAAAGAATGCTCTTAAATTGGTAGATCGTTTACAGTTTTCTGCTGCAAACTTTTCAGATACATATATCAAAGGATGGCAACGATAATGGCTTGGGTAGTAGTACCGGGATCAAACGGTGTATGGGAATACGATAACGCGCCTACACTGGAAACATTAGCTCCTGGCGCAAAAGTACATCCTGACGACCAATATTACCGCGAGGCTAACGGCACGGTAACTGCTGGAATTAGATCATTTACTCCTTCGGGCGGTAATACACAAGAAACATACGTCAAATGTCGTAAAGTTGGAAATGACTATCCAACTAGAACAGTTGGCCCTTGGGGCGAACTAAATAAAAACTATTACGACGAGAGGATTTAATAAATGGCACAGTTTAATACCAGCACAGGCGAACTACTAAACAACAATAAAACACTTTACGAAGTTGTTATGACATCTGGGCAGGCAGGCCCTTCCACATATGTTCCTGCTGGTAATCTAAACTCTGGTTCGGACGCATTTGGTAGAACCAGAATTTCGCAACCACTAACACTGTTTGATAGTTCACATAGATATGCTGATAACGATTTGTGGGCAGAGGGTACTACTGGAACTGCAAGTAGCACATTTAACTCAAATGCTGGTTTGGTTGAACTTGATGTTGGCAGTGCAAGTGGTGATGAGATCATTCGTGAAACAACAAAGGTTTTCGCATATCAACCAGGCAAATCATTGTTGATTATGAATACATTTGCTTTTGATGCACCCAAAACAAACCTAAGACAACGTGTGGGGTATTTTGGCACAGATAATGGTATTTACTTAGAACAAGATGGAACTGATGTTAATATTGTTGAAAGAAGTCTTGTCACTGGTTCTGTAACCGAAACTAGAATTGCACAATCTAATTGGAATGTTGATACAATGGATGGAACTGGACGTTCCAACTTAACACTAGACTTAACTAAAGCACAAATCCTTTGGATGGATTTGGAATGGTTAGGACTTGGTAGTGTAAGAGTAGGATTCGTTATCAATGGACAATTTGTTTGTTGTCATATCTTCCATCACGCAAATTTGGTTGACTCAACGTATATCACAACTGCATCTCTTCCTCTAAGACAAGAGATTACGAATACTGGATTAACCTCTGGTGCGAGTCAAGCGAAACAAGTTTGTGCTACTGTTATATCTGAGGGTGGTTATGAACTAAGAGGTAGACAACACGCAGTTGGAACTCCAATTACAGCCGCATATGAAATGGCATCTGCTGGAACATATTATCCTATAGTCTCATTGAGATTGAAGTCTGCTAGACTAGATGCTATTGTTATTCTTACAGCAGTATCAATGTTGGGAGTTGGTAATGGAGTGAACTTCTCTTGGAGAATTGTTGCTGGTGGAAATGTTACTACTGCATCTTGGACTAGTGCTGGAACAAATTCATCTGTTGAATATACAACATCTGGAACAGCACATGATGGTGGTGGTAGAGTTCTTGCACAAGGTTACTTGAACTCATCTAATCAAGGTTCGCCATCAATGGATATTCTCAAAGAAGCGTTGTTCAAATTTCAGTTAGAAAGAGACACATTCACATCAACAGCAGAACCTATAACATTCTTGGTTGCTCCAGGCACTGCCGATGAAGATGTATTTGCATCAATGGATTGGGAAGAGATTACTCGCTGACATAATGTCACTGTTGCATTATAAGCAATCCGGCTATATCAAATTGGTAAGGCTTATTTACCTATTTTCCTAATAAATATGATTGTAAAAGGGTTAATCTTTAGAATAGACTAAAGACCGGATCACATACATACATATACATTAGGAGAGTAAAATGACACAAGTAATTCTTGCAGCAACTGATGCGTTGCACATTCCAGCGGTACTAGACTTCTTCCGCGATTTAAAAAGAAGTTATAAAAAAAGACAAGATCGAAAAGAAACAATCAAACAATTATCAGCACTTTCAAATAGAGAACTCAATGATATGGGTATTTCTAGAGGTGATATTTGGGCAATTGCAAATGGTGATCCTTCATATAATCGCAGAAAAGTTTCAGAAAATGATAACTTGAAGGGTTGGGTGTAATGGATACGGTAATGAAATACACATTCGCGCCATTGTCCGGTTTCTGGGATCGCTTTATGAAAGTTACAGAAATCATGGGTTATAGTAGAGCAGCAGCTCATCTTGCTTCAATGGGTTTACACGAAGAAGCAAAAAACTGTATGATGCAAATCAAAGAACTCAAAAATAACCATTGACATTTTGGTTATAACCTGATATAAATAATAGGGTAGGAGTAATTCTGCCCTTTATTTATGAACAGGTGAGGTTATGCATATACACAACTTATTCCCAACTCCAATTGGAGAATTTTCTTACGGGGAAGATATGGCCCCGTTTTCAGAAATTGTAAAATCTGAAGGTTATCAAAAACATATTAAAAACGGTAGCGGTAATAGATATTCTGACCACAACGTATTATCGTATGATTCATTTGGCCCATTAAGGGAATGGATTGATAAATGCCTTCAAGAATATTATCAACACACCTTTGTCCCTCTCGAACAGCAACACCCACAAGAACTGTACATTACAGAGTCTTGGGTTAATTATGCAAATAACTCTGAATCGCACGAGTGGCACAATCATACTAACTCTATAATATCAGGTGTGTTTTATATTGAAGCAACTGATGATGCAATTGAGTTCAAATCACCAAAGCCTTATAATCAAATCATGCCCGAGCCAGATTACTTTAACGAGTATAACTCGTCTCAATGGTGGCTGCCTGCAAGAACAGCAACTTTATATTTGTTCCCATCTTGGCTACATCACGGCGTTCCTGTATTTGAAAACCGAGAAGAAGATAGGATCAGTATTGCATTTAATACATTCTTAAAGGGCATCGTCAGTCGAAGATTGTCTTCAAGATTAGAGATATAAATAGTTTTAAAGGAGTATATAATGGATTTATCATGGTTACCTGATGATGGTGGAACTGGGCATATGCCACCTTCCGATGAAGTTATCAGTTTTTGGCAAACAGTCAAACAAAAGACAGGCTTTAAAAAATTAGTAGAAATTGGATTTAATGCTGGTCATAGCAGTTCTATTCTATTAACCTTGTTTGATGATATCACAATTCAATCGTTTGACATTGGACAGTTTGACATCACGCACTCGAACGGAAAGCTGGTAAAAGAAAGATTTGGCGACCGCTTTAATCTTACAATCAAACCATCAGAACAAATTACATACGGAGAAGTAAATGGATCTGACATTCTGTTTATTGATGGCGGACACGATTATCCTATCGTATCTGGAGACGTAGACTTGTGGGAAAACTCAAACATCCCTTACGTCATCATTGACGACCTCCAAATCAACGGAGTTAAAAGAGCGCATCGTGAGCTTGTTTCGCGGAATAAGGTAGAAGCAATTTATAAACATTATTATACCGCGGTGCTTCCATCTTGGATGAGAGACAATCCAAACAACCGTCCAGTTAATGTACCAATTGAGGTTTTGATGAGAAAATGAAAACGCTAATATATCAGTACTATTATTCCTTACCACAGAATAAACGTACGCATCATATTATGGATGACAGTAACAATTACCACGAACTATCTGCGCACAGCATTAGGCGTTACGCGTTAGAACATGGACACGATTATAAATTCTTAGATCAAGAACATCCCGTGTCACCTTTTTATGGTATTTTCTTACCATTTACCGAAGGTTGGTGTCACGATTATGACGCGATTTGTTGGATGGACGCTGATATATTAGCAACAACTCACGCAAAAGATGTGTTTTCAAAATACAACGCAGGTAAGATATCGGCATACTTCATGGAAACACAAAATCGTTGGAAAGGTAAACCTGACGATAGTCCTTGGGGATGGTTTAAAGATAAAGGCCATATTAATTCTGGCGTTGTTATATTTCCAAAATCAACGTATCATTATATAACTAACTTTGTATCAGACTTACAGCATTTGCATGATACGAGAACAGAACTTGAAACATCGCTTGGGAATTTTGACCAGGCAATTGTAAATAAGATCGTTCGTAACTTAGATTCATATCAAGAATTAAAGCGTGAATGGAATTATCATTTAGGACGGTATCCACAAGAGGATAGATTTGACGCAAACCTTATTCACTATTGGCGTCAATTCAAAGGACAGATGAGAAAAGACTTTGAGGATGAAAGAATTTTAAAATGAAAAAAGTGATATGTATGGGATCAGGCAAGAATATGGTCCTTATAAACGATTGGGATACAGATGGGATTAAAATTTGCGGGGTTAACAACACTTGGCGTGGCACTGATAAATGGGATGTGCTATTACATGCTGGCGACTATCCCCATAAACGAGAAGTTCAAGCCGCTAGAAAAAGACAAGAACAGTTAATTGTTTCTCGAGAAGGTGTAATGGGATTTAAGCAATCCTATATGGGAATGTCAAATATGCCTTGGGAACAGGCAAGAATCTTTTTAGGTTTGCCTATTTACTTTACTATGACGTATTGGGCTCTATGGCATTTAAAACCTGACGCAATTGGTTTCATTGGTTTTGACATGAATTATACCGCAGGTCCTAATGGTGAAACCGCATTTTATGGCGAAGGCTATGATATGAAAACGCGTGGAGTACCTGATCCTTTATATCAATTCCGAACCGTTCCTGAATATAAAAAGGAAGGTGAGAATATGATTAACATTCTTTTTGATAGATTAAAAGAACGCACCACCGCTCGCTTAGTCAATCTTTCAGACGATCCTACCAGTATTCTACCTTGGGATCAAGTAACCTTTGAGGAATTTAAATCATGGTAATTTGTGAAAAGCATAACTTCTTATATTTGCGTATTCCTAAAAACGCAAGCTCAAGTTTAGCAGCATTCTTTATTAAAAACTTTTGTGCAATGTCTGATCGTTGGACGGAAGTAAATGATGCCGCAATCCGAGATCATAAAGTTGACGTTAATGTAATTAACAAATATAGACACCAATACCGTTGGATTCATTTAACGTTGCAAGAACTTGTTGATAATAAGATCGTTACCACATATGATGCTCATAATAAAGATGTAATATCTGTTTTGCGCAATCCTTATATGCGTCAGCTATCTTTATACTTTTTTCTAAAACGCGGTATGAGCAAATCAGCTGATGAGTTTCGGCATATCTTTAGAGAAGGCAAACATGAGTCTGATGTGTCAAACGCAATCCTTCAAACAGAATATTCTTTATTAAATGGTGTTGACTGTGGTACTTGGTGGTTGTATAATAAATTAGATACACACGTTAAAAACTTTTGTAACGTAAAAGGCGTTAATAGTTCTTTAGAATTGCCAAAGTATAAAGGCACATGGACTCCTAAAGACCAAGACTTGTTTGATGAATATTACGATCAGAAAACAATTGATGCTGTTCAGAAGTATTATGAAAAGGATTTTGAGAAATTATTTGAATTAGAAACAGGACTACAGGTGGCATGAAAGTTTACATCTTATATCATAACGACCCTTTATCAAAACAATATGCGGACTTTGCGGCAAAATCGTGCCAGCAAACAAATATGAATTATGAATTGGTTGAAGGTTTTTCTGAACCAATGAATCCTAATGATGCTTGGAACAGTATTGGATTAAAGCGAAAAATTGAAAGAAACAACTTTGTTCCTAAAGCACAATTATGTTCAGCAGGTCACGCAAAAATTTGGAAAATGATTTCAGAAAGTGATGAGGAAGGCATTGTATTTGAACACGATGCCGTTATGTTACACGATATTAATGAGATTGAATTTCCAGATAATATGATTGTGGTCCTAGGCTATAAAGTAAAAGATGCCAACAAATATTTACATGACCAGGCAGGTCCTCCTCAATATATTCGAGATTTGAAAGGACACGAAGGTGCACACGCATATGGGATGACGCCAGCAACTGCAAGAAAACTACTCGATGAGATTGAAGAAATTGGAGTATGGTCTGCAGTTGATAACCAATTCTTTTTAGCAGATCAACGTAAAAGCAAGGTTCCTTTAGGCATTCTTGATCCAACACCAGCAATCGGTTGGTTGCGCCAATCAACAATTTGGGGTAACTCATCAGAAAAGAATTACGAATTTATAGATTCATTTAAAAATAACTATTATGGAGACCAATAACAATGTGGCAGCTAACCGACTCGACTCCACGCGAATTTAGATATTATCAGTTTGGGCTACAAAGAACAGGCACGACAATTATTGACCGAATCATTAGGGATAATTGGAACTATTGGAAAGCAAATGATGCAGAACAAAATTTGCCAAAGCCTTTTACTTTGCAGCCTCAACCAGATACCGTTTGGAAACACGCGATTGATATTCCACCAAACTATGACCAAAACGCGCCGACAATTTTAGTATATAAAAGCCCATATACTTGGGCTGAAAGTATGGCATTCCGTAGAGGTTTGGGCAATGGCGCCTGGAACCAAAGTTGGGGTCACGAGCATTTGAATCTTTATCCTCAACCAAAGCCAGGTTGGAATAACGTCACAATGCCAGGTCAAGGTACAGTTAACATTGGTCAGATTATGTACGTTTATAAACACTGGTTTAATACTTGGCTTCCATTTGTTGAAGAACATCCTGACAATACAGTCTTGATTAAATATGAAGATTTGCTTGTTGATGAGAAACGCAATGAGATCTTTAAGGATATTACTACCAAATTTGGTTGGGATATTATTGAAAATCCAACAATGCCAAAACACGTAGGTTCATCTCAGCCTATGGATCAAGAACGTATTGACTACTACCTAAAAGGCAGACCAACGCAAGAAATGTTCTATCAACACGGTAGAAGGTACTTAAATTCTATTAATGACATCCTTGGGCACGAATTAATTACACGCCTGGGATACGAATTCTTATAAATAGAATTAAATGTTTCCAAGTTAAAAGCACAGGATTTTCTTGATGTCAGAAGATGAGAAAAAAGAAAAAGAAAAGCGTAAAAGCTTCAAAGAATTTGATCCAACTAAGTATGTGGATGTTGAGCCTACATTAGATGAGGCCGCAAAAGGAACTGCGGTTATTAGTTTTGGCCGAATGAATCCTGTTACTTCAGGACACGAAAGGCTTGTCAATAAAGTATTGGCGGTGGCTGCTCAAGCAAAAGGTACTCCACTCATTTATCTTTCTCATTCTGAAGATACAAGAAAGAATCCTTTATCATATAACGATAAAATCAAATTTGCCAAACAAGCGTTTGGTAGCGTTATTCAAAAATCCAAATCAAGAACAATTATTGAAGTAGCAAAAGAGCTATCTGGAAAATACGCAAACCTTATCGTTGTTGTAGGTTCAGACAGAGTTGCTGAATTTAATTCGCTTTTAAGTAAGTATAATGGTAAAGAATATAACTTTCAAGTAATTGATATACAGACCGCAGGTGCGCGCGATCCTGATTCTGAAGGCGTAGAAGGTATATCAGCATCTAAAATGCGTTCTTATGCCGCGGATAATGATCTTAATCAATTTAAAAAAGGTTTGCCAAAACGGCTGCAAAGAAATGCAGATGAAGTTATGAATGCAGTTAGACAAGGCATGAACATAAACGAGACACTAGAGATGGATGACTCAGAATTAAATGAAGTATTAGATAGACAACAACGTCGTGCAAAAGCAATTGCTATGCGTCGTGTTAAGCATAAGTTAAAACGCGGCCGTGAAAAAATGAAACGCAAAAAGGCAACAACCGAGATCCTTAAGAAGCGTGCTACAAAGAAAGCCATAGCAACATTTAAAGATAAGTTTTCAAAGAATAAGCGTTATGCTGATATGGACGTTGCGCAAAAGATTCAAATTGACAAAAAGATTGAGAAATTAGGCAAGGCTCGTATTGAACGCATCGCAAAGAAATTACTTCCAAAAGTTAAAGCGGCTGAAAGAGATAAGTTTAAGAAAAAGGCCATCGACAATCCTTTAACGCAAAAACAAGAATCTTATGAGATTAACGAAAAGATTAAGGTTGCGCAGGATAGAGATATTGATGATATGCCAGGTTCTCAGCCTGCAGGATATTACAAAGGTGTAGATAAAGATAAGAAAGATGATCGCGCCCGTCACTTTGCTCGTAAAGCAAAAATGGATGACGATAATCCTAAAGCATATACACCAGCACCCGGCGATAAAGAAGCAAAGACAAAACCATCAACATTTACGAAAAAATACAAAGCAATGTATGGAGAAATGAACGAATGGGTTTGCGGTCAATGCAATTGCGATCCTTGTACATGTGATAGCGATTTACTTGAGATGTGGGGATCATACGTAACAAAACGTCCTCATATGCTAATGGATCGGAATAATAAAGTCAAATACGATAAAAGATTCAAGATGTATAAGCCTGCGCATAAACCTGAAGACGATGCTGCAATTGAGGATGATACAATTGAAGAATCCGTATTCAGCGAGATTTCAAACCTAGAAGAGTTATTAGATTTAGTAGAATCTACTGAAGAAATGTTTGGCAATCTTGAAGAGAAACAGATTGAAGGTCTAAAGAATAAAGCTGACAAATCAGGAATGCCATATGGTATTTTGAAAAAGGTTTACGACCGAGGAATGGCAGCTTGGAGAACAGGACATCGACCAGGAACAACTCCACAACAATGGGGTATGGCTCGAGTTAACTCATTCGTAACAAAGTCAAAAGGCACGTGGGGTAAAGCAGATTCTGACCTTGCGGCAAAAATTCGTAAAGAAGGAATAGAAGAAATGAATGAAGCAGCAACACCTCAGATGAAAAAGGCGGCCTCTGAAATTGAAGCATATGCAAAGAAAAGCGGTGGCATTGATAAAGCAGACTTTATGAAAGCAGCAAAGATGCTATCAACTGGCAAAGCAGGTTCAAGCTTTATTAAATTTGTAATGGATCTTGATACAGAACCACGTGAATGGTTAATCGTTACTCTTGCTAAACATATGGGCAAGGAAACTGTTGAAAAAATGTTCAGAATTAAAATTCGCGAAGAAGTTGAGCTTGATGAAACTTTATCACCATCTGAAAAGAAACTTGTCAATCAAATGTATGATAAGAAAGGTAACCTTACTGCGATTGGTAAAAAGGTTATGAACCACGGTAAAAAGCCTGGTGATAAAGGTTATGTTGAATCAATTGACGAAATGTTTCCTGCGGTTGCAGCAATCGCTGGCCGTGCAGTTGCAGGCGCTGCGGCAAGAGCGATTGCCAAAAAGAAAAAAGATGAAGCTTCTGAATACGAGAAAACACGCCGTAAGACAATTAAATCTGTTGAGAGCTTTAAGCAATTCAGAGAAGAAGGCGGTGCTGGCGAAGAAGGTACTGACGAGCTTGTAAAGAATTTCAAAAAGGACACGCCAAATGCCTAAGAAGCCTTTAAAGGAAGCAATTAAAGAAGCTACCGAAAAAGGTAAGTATGCGCCTCCTAGGCCAAAGAAAGTAACTGGCAGGAAAAAGAAATGAAACGTTTTAAACAATACCTAGATGAAGATTGTTGGTCAGGATATAAACAGGTCGGCATGAAAAAGAAAGGTGACAAGATGGTACCTAACTGTGTACCTGAAGAAGCGGAGATTGAAGAAGGTTCTGAAACTTGGGAGCAAGGTTATAAACGCCGTGTTGTAAAAACAACTAAACCTGAACATAAAGAAAAAGGTTATAATTGGCGTATTAAAGGTAAAGATCGTCCTGAAATTTCAATTAAACTTTATAAAGAAAAGCCATCTCAACAAGAGTTTAACAAACAAATGAAAAGAGTAGCGGGGCACGAGTTCGGTGGATAAGTTTAGTAAATATACAGAAGATCGTATTGATGCCATTTGTGAAGAATGCAGCATCTACGATGATTTGATTATTGAGGCGGCCGAATACGAAGGCAAGAAAGTAGAATTGAATAATCCTATTCGTACCTCTGAGGTTCCTTCAAAGAAATTTAAAGTATACGTCAAAAATGAAAAGGGTAATGTTGTTGTTGTCCGTTTTGGCGATCCGAAAATGGAAATTAAAAGAGATGATCCTGCGCGTAGAAAAAGCTTTAGAGCAAGACATAATTGTGCAGATCCAGGTCCTAAGTGGAAAGCAAGATACTGGAGTTGCTATCAATGGCGTGCAGGCGCCAATGTAGATAATTAAATAAATATAGTCGGATATTGATTAAACCTTAAAGGAAACAAACAATGAAACGCTTTAAAGCACACCTCGAGGAAAAAGAGCCTGATACTCTTGCTATGTTAGCCGCCAAAGAAAAAGGCAAAAAAGACGCTGAGAAAAAGGACGACGAGGAAGAAAAAGAATCTCAACCTAAAAAAGATAAAGAGGAAAAACCAAATGAAGATTAATGTAGCAAAGGCATTCATCGAAAGACTTGATGAGGCAAAAGTTTTTATTCAAGTAACCGACCCTAAAGATGCTATTGCTGCATTGAAAAAGGCTGGGGTCCGTGCCACACCTGATAAGAAAATGGACGACGAAATTGTTGTTGATTCCAAAGATAAGAAAAAGGTTGTCGCATGGATGCTGAAGAGCGGTTGGGAAAAACAAGATATCGAAGATCTTTATCCTAAGTTGATGGAAGACAACACAAACGATGTTTCCGATGACGGCGACGAAATGGACAAAGTTCAGCCTAAAGCATTAAAGAAAAAATTCAAAGATCGTAAAGATAAAGATATTGATAACGATGGCAAGGTTGATGACTCAGACGAGTATTTACACAACCGCCGCAAAGCAGTATCAAAGGCAGTTAAAGAAGAGACTGTAACTGAAGCCACTGATCTTTACGACAAAGGCGGCATCCAAATGACTCGTTTCTCAATGGGAAAAGGAGCAATGGGTTTGCAGATTAATTATGGTGGTAAGTATATTCAAGTACCAGAAAAAGATATCAAGACTCTTGCAGGCGCTTTATCTAAATTGAAATTCCGCCAAGGAATGTAATAAATATAACTATAATAAACCCAAACAAGGAGAAAAGCAATGGCACTTTGGGGAAAAACCGACGCAGTAGGATCAGTTCCAAAATATTTGGAAGACGATGCGAATAACACAAACAAGTCACACGACAAAGACAACGCAATCTTTGTAGACTTAACAGAGGCAGGCGTAGCAGCTAACCGTGCAAAAGGTATTAAAACACCTGGTTGGAACCTGTATAATACTTACACAACAGCTGACGGCCGTACACGTCACATTGTAGAACCATTGGTAACAATGAAAGTATCACAGGCTGATGCAGGTGACTTAGGTGTAACAGGTAATACAGCGATTGAAGATACTATCGTGGCTGACAGCTAATACTTGGTTGATATATAATGAAATTAACGGAAGCAACCTTTCTGTTATATGCTGCCCAACATTATGATAATCCTCAATGTTCAGACGTAACTGAGTTTGAAGAGGATCTGAAAAGATTTCAGTATTTGAGAAAATTGTTCGGTCGATATAGACAAGACAAGGATCTTAAAGAAAGGTTGATTCTGAACCACTTGATTATCATATATAATGTATTTGGGCCTGATGCAACGAACCTACTTTTTATGAAGTTAGGCGAATACCATGAATACTTAAAACCATTTGTTGAATATTTGAACTTTATGCCATTGGAAATTCGTTATGATGATGTTGTTTTAAGTAAACATAATATTGTGTCAGACAAGCATATAGTGGAAAAACTTAAAGGAATTTGACGATGGTCGTCGACTTATTTTTAGTATATCAATTTATTCGTCGATTGGCAACACCTTTCGAGAACTGGGATGCCTACAAGTTAGGTATTATTGATAAAGACGGCAAAGTCTTAAAACCTCGTAAAACACTCAAAACCAAAAAGGAAGAACAGGCGTGGGGTCTTTATGACATTATGCTTGCTAACATCAAAAAGTTGTTAGCCAAGGTTCCTGGTGGTAGTACAAAGTTGGCATCTTATGCTGCAGCGTTATTTCTAATTAAGGAATATAAACATTTTACAGATGAATCTTTAATTACAGAAGATATGGATGAATCTGATATTGACAATGTTCTATTAGAATTTCAAAACCGATATGGTTATTATAACACACTCGCAGAGAATGTCAATGGATTTAGTGAATTAAATGAGGCAAAAGTACGGTGGAAAAAAGCAGGATCTAACGGCGAAATCGAAGCAACCATCGGCGGAAAAAAATATCAAATTGAAAAGGCTTTAGATCATAACGAACGTCACAAAGGTGAATGGAAGGTTATGGTCTGGGATAAGCGTCGAGAAAGTTGGGAATGGGAAACTACCGAATACGGTAAGGCAAATGCTAAAGCATGGATTATGGACAGAATGGAAGAAGATGTTTCTGTCGGAAGTGGTGCAATTGCAGGTTTAGGTGTAGGTCCTGATGGAGAACCTGGGGTAACTCCTGCTCAAGCCAAAAAATACAAGAAAAAGAATAAGTCAAAAATGTTAAGCTTTAAGGAGAAAATGAAAAAATGATTAGTTTGGAACAGTTTAGCGCAATGATTCCAAAGAACCGTAACCCAGAAGAATGGTATGAGGCTGCGGTTCCTTTATTTGAGCAATATGAAATCAATACAGTAAATCGTATTGCTGGATTTATGGCACAATGTGCTCACGAGTCTATGGACTTTACACGTTTGGAAGAAAATCTAAACTATAGTGAAAAAGCATTGAATTCTGTATTTGGACGTTACTTTGGCGAAGGAAAAAGAGATGCCGCAGAATACGCAAGAAACCCAGAAAAAATCGCAAACTACGTATACCAAGACGAGTTCAGATCTAAGCGAGGACAGATGGGTAACACAGAACCTGGCGATGGCTGGTTATTTAGAGGTCGAGGTATCAAACAGCTTACGGGCCGAAATAACTACACTGCCTTCGGCAAAACCGTCGGTATGTCAGCCGAAGAAGCTGCTGAATATGTAGCAACACCGCAAGGTGCTATTGAATCTGCTTGCTGGTTTTGGAAAACAAACAAATTAGAAAAATGGGCAGACGCTGGTGATAACGTAGGTCTTACTAAAAAGATCAACGGTGGTACAATTGGATTAGACGATCGTAACCGTCGTTGGGAAGAAGCATTGGGCATTCTAGGTGGTGAATATACTCCTCCTGCTCCAAAAGCTGCACCGAAACCTGCCGGTAAAAGAACTCTTCGCCGTGGTATGAAAGGCGATGATGTTGCTGCAATGCAAAAGGTATTAGGAGTTGCTGCTGATGGCGATTTCGGATTTGGTACATTAACTGCTGTTAAAAAATGGCAAAAAACAAACGGTTTGGCTGCCGATGGGATTGTTGGTCCTGCAACCCAAGCCAAAATGTTCGGATAATATAAATACAATATCCAAACCATTAAACAAAGGAGAAAGACAATGTCTTTAGAAAAAATCATCGCTGAAGCGATTGACGGAAACCCTCTTAACGTAAAAGAGTTGTTTGAAGAAGAAATGCAAAAGCGCGTCGCCGCTGCCTTGGAAGAAAAGTACAAAAAAGCCAAGATGGACGAAGAAGACGACGAAGATGAAGATGATGATGACGAAGATGAAGATGATGAGGATGAAGACGAGGAATAAACTCGTTTTTTAAATCATGCTTGCGTACATCAAAATTGGAATTGTTGTAGTAATTTTAGCAACCGGCGGTGTCGGCTATCTATACGTCCAAAAGCTGCAATCTGATTTGCAGACAGCCCGAGCAAACGTGGCAAAAATGGAAGTAGCAGTAGCGACCGCCGAAGCTAGTATTGCGACATTACAACAAGATGCCGCAAAGATGGCTGAACTCAACAATAAATTGTCTTCTGATTTACAAAAAGCTGAAGCGTACGGCGACGATTTGCGTGGTAAACTTCAAAGACATAATTTAACGGCTTTGGCTCTTAAAGAACCTGGCCAACTTGAAGGAAAGATGAATGGCGCGACTGCAAAGTTATGGCGTTCGCTCGAGCAAGATACTGGCGGTGCTGGCGATGATCCTCTTCCTTCCTGGTTGCAGCGCTCTCCTCCTCGGGAAGCCGGAACCGGAAGTGAAAGTGGTGACACAGATCCAGAAAACGACAGTACCGACGGTAGCTCGGCCGAAACCAATTAATTTAACAGACACACGTTTATACGTTGTCAATACTGGTAATCTTGAAGAATTCTTAACGGAATTTGAAGAGGTCAATGGCAACCGAGCGTTTATCGCGTTTAGTGTTAAAGATTATGAAAATCTTTCTCTAAACATTGCTGAATTACGTAGATACATTAAACAGCAAGGCGAGATAATTATTTACTACGAAGAGGCGGTTAAACCCGAAGAACCTGAATAAATAGTTATATAAAATAACAAGCTTTAGACTATGAGAAAGTGGCCGCCTTATAAGTGGCCTTTTTTTATATACAAGGTAGCAAATAGATGGAAGACCAAATAGTAGAAATGAAGACAGACATAGCTCTTATTAAAGCCGATGTGCAAAACATTCAAAGGTTTTTCACAAAGGTAGAAGCGTCTTTAGATATGATGGCCGAATTGTCTAAAAAAGTTGCTGTTCAGGATGAAATAATCAAAAATACGGTTGACAAACTCGAAGATCTTGATACAATGGTACAAGAGCATAGGGTTGAAGACCAAGAACGTGCTCAGCGTATGATGGATCGCTTAGATGAATACCGCGCCGCGGCATATCAAGACCATCAACGTTTGGCAGATCATACTGCTACAAAAAGAGAAGCTCATAATCGCATTATCATTGATGAGCTGCGTGAAATGAAACAAATGATGGAAGACAGGTTTGATGAACAAGATGAAAAGATTCAAGATCTTCAGCGTTGGAAGTATTACGCAATGGGTGCGATTGGTGTAGCTATGTTTGTGATGGTAGAAATGAATTGGCAATTAATGTTTGGATAAAGGAAATTAACCATTGACATTTGGCCCTGATCCGATTATAATCTAACAATAAGATTATAGATTGAGTTTTACATTATGGTTGACTTTACAGATTTGAAGTATGCGCAGATGATGTCTGGCAGGTTGGAAAACTTCCGCATACGAAATCGCTCACCTTACAAAATTAACTTCAGATGTCCTATCTGTGGTGATTCCCAAAAATCAAGGTCTAAGGCCCGTGGATGGCTGTTAGAAAAGAAAGATAGTTTCCATTACTATTGCCATAACTGTGGTGCCAGTCAATCCTTCCAGTTCTTTCTGAAGTCCCAGGATCCTATGACGTATAATGATTACGTCGCCGAAAAGTTTGTGAACAAAGCAAATAACTCAATTAAAACAACAGAGTCAGATGTTACACAGTTCCAAACAAAGCAACCAGTGTTCCAAAAAAATCCACTAAAAAAATTGAAAAAGGTAAGTCAATTACCCCATAATCATGCGATAGTGAGATATATAAAACAAAGGAGAATTCCAACTCATCATCATTATAGGCTGTACTTTGCGCCAAAATTCAAAACCTGGATCAACGAAATCTTGCCAGGTAAATTTGAAAATGTTGGCAAAGATGAAGCTCGTTTGGTTATACCATTCCTTGATGAAAAAGGTAAAGTCTTTGGCGTTTCAGCGCGTGGGTTTGACCCTAATGGCATACGTTATATAACGATTATGTTTGATGAAAGGCCAAAGATTTTTGGTCTTGATAAAGTAAACTTCAGCCATCCATATTATATTGTGGAAGGTGCAATTGATAGTTTCTTTTTAGAAAATGCAGTAGCAATGGCAGGAGCCGAAGGAACAACGAAAGGAGTTCAACAACCCGAGAATGCGATTTTTGTATTTGATGCCGAACCTCGTAACAGAGAAATCCATAAGCGTATGGAAAAGGTTATCAAAAATGGTTACAAGATCTGCATTTGGCCTAATGATTTACCAGGCAAAGATATAAATGAAATGTACCTCGCAGGTTTAAATCCTGAAAAGATTATTGAAGAAAATACACACAAAGGCTTACAAGCCGAATTGAAATTTGCCGAATGGCGAAAAGTTTAAGGAGCAATATAAATTGAATGCACGTCTCATCTCACATAGTCAACCCTCAAATCGAATCCACGCTGGCGAACTTGCAGCGCAGGGGCTTGACAACATCCAAGACCTCATCGCCTACGCAGCCCGTGTCTCCAATCCAGCCAATCAGGCTAACACCAAAACAACAGCAAAACTACTTGACTATCTCATCAAGCACAAGCACTGGAGCCCCTTCGAAATGGCAAGCGCCTGCATCGAAGTTGACACAACCCGAGACATTGCAAGACAACTCCTCAGACACCGTTCGTTTTCATTTCAAGAGTTTTCTCAGCGGTATGCTGATGTGCGCGATCTTGATGATTCTGTTGTAATTCGTAAGGCACGGTTGCAAGATCCAAAGAATCGCCAAAACAGCGTAATGACTGATGACGTAAGTCTACACCAATCGTGGGAAACACATCAGCGCTTAGTATGGAATGCTGCGATGAAAGCATATAGCTGGGCAATTGAAAATGGTATTGCCAAAGAACAGGCACGATCTGTTTTGCCCGAAGGAAATACCCCTTCACGTCTATACGTCAATGGTACTATTCGTTCTTGGATTCATTATATTGAATTGCGTTCAGCAAATGGAACACAACAGGAACATATGGATTTGGCAATTGCTGTAGCTGAGGCTATATCCAAAATTTACCCAGATGTAACTAAATTTATTTCGGAATAAGACATATATTGATGATGTGTACCAATAAATACAATATGTTGTCTTAATAGATTATTAGAAAAGGAAAACCTATGATTCAGGTAGTAAAACGTGATGGGCGTAAAGAAACACTAGATATCGAGAAATTTCACAAAGTTGTATTCCATGCTTGTGAAGATGTCACTGGTGTTAGCCCATCGGAAGTGGAAATCAAAAGCCAAATCCAATTTTTCAATGGAATGTCAACAAAAGAAATTCAGGAAACATTGATTAAAGCTGCGTCTGATCTGATTTCTGAAGAGACTCCAAATTATCAATTTGTTGGCGGCCGTTTGATTAATTACGCTTTACGAAAAGAAGTCTATGGATCCTTTGAACCGATCCACGTTAAGGAATTGGTTGAACGTAATACTGAGCATGGCTTTTACGATCCTGAATTAATTACTTATTACAATGATGAAGAATGGGACAAGATCAATGGTTTCATTAAGCATCAGCGTGATGAACAACTAACATATGTTGCCATGGAACAATTGCGTGGCAAATATCTGTGCCAAAACAGAGTTACAGGAGAAATCTTTGAAACACCGCAAATGTGTTATATCTTGATTGCTGCAACTCTTTTCAATAACTACCCAAAAGAAACCCGTTTGAAATGGGTTAAGGACTATTATGACGCCATCTCTCTTCACGATATCAGCCTTCCTACTCCTGTCATGGCAGGTGTACGTACTCCTCAACGTCAGTTCTCGTCGTGCGTACTTATCGAAACAGGTGATTCCCTTGACAGCATTAATGCTACTTCTAGTAGCATCGTTAAGTACGTATCCCAAAAAGCAGGAATTGGAATTGGGGCTGGTTCAATCCGCGCTATCGGTTCACCTATTAGGAAAGGAGACGCGTACCACACAGGAGTAATTCCTTTCTATAAGCACTTCCAATCTGCAACTAAATCTTGTTCTCAAGGTGGTGTTCGTGGCGGTGCTGCAACTTTGTATTATCCTATTTGGCATTATGAAGTTGAAGATTTGGTTGTCTTAAAAAACAACAAAGGTACCGAAGACAACCGCGTACGCCATATGGACTACGGTGTTCAATTCAACAAACTAATGTATGAACGTTTAATCAAAGGTGAAGAAATTACATTGTTCTCTCCTAAAGATGTCCCAGGTTTGTATGATGCGTTCTTTGCGGATCAAGACAAGTTTCGTGAGCTATATGAAAAAGCTGAACGCGCCACGAGTATTCGCAAGAAGAAAATTCCTGCGGCTCAGCTGTTCAGTATGTTTATGGAAGAACGCAAAAATACTGGTCGCATTTATCTACAAAACGTTGATAACGCAAATGATCATGGCGCGTTTTGGCCTGAGGTTGCGCCGATTCGTCAATCAAACCTTTGCGCTGAAATTGATTTGCCAACCAAACCATTGAATGATATTAATGATCCTGAAGGTGAAATCTCTCTATGTACTCTAAGTGCTATTAACTGGGGTAACGTTAAATCGCCGGCAGATTTTGAAAAGGCATGTACACTTGCTGTTCGTGGTCTAGATGCTCTACTTTCATACCAAAATTATCCTATTTTGGCTGCACAGCTTTCTACTGAAAAGCGTCGTCCTATTGGTGTTGGTATTATTAACTTTGCATATTGGTTGGCTAAGCAAGATTTGACATATCAAGATATTACTCCTGAAGGTCTTGAGCTGATTGACGAATATGCCGAAGCATGGTCCTATTATCTGATTAAGGCATCAGCCGATCTCGCGGTTGAGCAAGGCGCCATTCCCGGTGTAATGGAAACTAAATACGGTAACGGTATTACGCCAAACCAAACATACAAGAAGGATCTCGACGATCTTGTTCCTCACAAAGAGCGTATGGATTGGAATGGTTTGCGCCGTCAACTTAAAGATACAGGCATTCGTAATTCTACCTTAATGGCATTGATGCCTTCAGAAACAAGTGCACAAGTTGCCAACGCTACGAACGGTATTGAACCACCTCGGTCGTTGATTTCCGTTAAGCAATCAAAGCACGGTGTACTCAAGCAGGTGGTTCCACAATTCCACCATTTGAAAAATAAGTATGATTTGCTGTGGGATCAAAAATCTCCGCAAGGATACTTAAAGATTATGGCTGTTCTTCAGAAATACATTGACCAAGGTATCTCTGTCAATACAAGTTATAATCCGCAATTCTTTGAAGATGAAAAGATTCCAATGAGCGTGTTACTACAAGACCTTCTTATGTTCTATAAGTATGGAGGTAAGCAATTGTATTACTTCAATACATATGATGGTCAAGGCGAACTTGATATTGATAAGATGACTGAAGAACCCCTTGCTCAAGGCGAAGTTGACGATGACGATTGCGAGTCTTGTAAAATCTAATTGACATTTATTTAATTTGTGATATATTTGAAAATATATTAATCAAAAAAAGAAGGAAAACGAATGAGTGTATTCGACGTACAAAACCGTGTTGACCATACAGCTGTTGCGGCATTTTTGGATCCTAGCGGTGGTCCTACAATTCAACGCTATGATACACTAAAGTATAAGCAATTTGACCAATTGACTGATAAGCAATTAGGTTTCTTTTGGCGTCCTGAAGAAGTTGATATTTACAAAGATGCAAAAGATTTCAAAAATTTAACTGAGCACGAACAGCATATCTTTACTTCCAATCTAAAGCGCCAAATCCTTCTTGATTCTGTTCAAGGCCGTGCACCTGCTGAAAGCTTTGGTTCTATTGTTTCGTTACCTGAACTTGAAAATTGGATTATCACTTGGACGTTTTCTGAAACAATCCACAGCCGTTCTTATACGCATATTATTCGTAACGTATATTCAAATCCGTCTAAGATCTTTGATGAAATGATGGATATTCAAGAAATCGTTGATTGTGCTGATTCCATTTCAGGCTATTATGATGAGCTCATTAAAATGGCAGGTTACTACAATTTGTTGGGTGAAGGCCGTCACGCTATCAACGGCGACATTGTTGCTGTAGATCTATATGAAATGAAAAAGCTTTTATACCTTACGCTGATGAGCGTAAACATTTTAGAAGGAGTTCGTTTCTATGTATCATTTGCGTGCTCGTGGGCGTTTGCCGAGCTCAAGAAAATGGAAGGTAACGCTAAGATTATTAAGCTTATTGCTCGTGATGAGAATCTCCATTTGGCTTCAACGCAAATGATGTTAAAATTGCTTCGTAAAGAAGATCCTGACTTTGAAAAGATTGCGACTGAAACTGAAGAAGCATGTATTCAAATGTTTGTAGACGCAGTTGACCAAGAAAAAGCTTGGGCTGAATACCTATTCAAAGATGGGAGTATGATTGGATTAAATACTGAGCTGTTGAGTCAATACATTGAGTATATTGCCAATCGCCGTATGACCAATGTTAAATTAAAATCTCCTTACAATATTAAAAACAATCCATTACCGTGGACACAAAAATGGATTTCAGGCGCAGAGGTGCAGGTTGCTCCTCAAGAAACTGAAATTACTAGTTATGTACAAGGTGGAACTAAACAAGACGTATCAACTGACACATTTAAAGGATTCTCACTATGACCGTAGAAATTTGGGGTAAGGAAGCTTGCCCATCATGTAAATCAGCAAGACAGTTTTGTAGATCTCGAAACCTAGATTTTGATTATAAAATTCTAGGAACGGATTTTACTCGTGAAGAAGTGTTTGAAAACTTTCCTGAAGCAAAAACTTTTCCACAGATTAAAGTTAATGGTAGTATCGTTGGTGGTTATGAGGCATTTGTAAAATACGTTGAGGACACGGGATACACAGGAACTGGTCACTCATTATAAATAATTCGTAATAATAATTAAGTGAGTTATATTATGGATTACTTGCAATATTTTGAGGATACGATAAAAGACTTTAAATCCGATGGACGATATAGAGTCTTTAACGATATCATTCGAGAAAAAGGAAATTTTCCTAAAGCAATATGGTATGGTAAGTATGCTCCAAAAAATATTGTAAATTGGTGCTCTAATGATTATCTAGGTATGGGTCAAAACCAATATGTTATTGATGCCATGCACACTGCGTTAGACCAAACAGGCGCAGGTTCTGGCGGTACTCGTAACATCGGCGGGACATCCCAATATCACGTTACCCTTGAGCGGGAACTTGCGCTGCTTCACAACAAAGAGGCGGCGCTTCTTTTTTCTTCGGCATATGTAGCAAATGAATGGTCGATTATTGCTCTTAGCCGTATTATACCAAATATTTGTTATATTTCGGATACAAAGAATCATGCTTCTATTATTATGGGTGTTAAGCATAGCCGAGCACCGAAGCATTTGTTTGAACATAACAATATGCAAGACTTGGAAGAAAAACTCGAAACCGCAGTTAAGAATAACCAAATCCCTTGTATTCTATTTGAGTCAGTTTATTCCATGGACGGTGATGTATCACCCATCAAAGACATCTGTGATTTAGCAGATAAATATGGGGCAATAACTTATATTGATGAAGTTCATGCAGTTGGTTTGTATGGAGACACCGGCGCAGGTTATTGCGAACAGTTAGGTCTCCAAGATAGGATAACAATTATAAATGGAACATTGGGAAAAGCCTTTGGGGTTCAAGGTGGGTATATTGCTGGCGATCGCATTGTTACTGACGCTATTCGGTCCGTGGCTTCTGGGTTCATCTTTACAACAAGTATCTCGCCCGCAATCTGCGCAGGTGCTATTGCCTCCATCAAATATCTCCGTGACCATCCTTCCCTCCGCAGAAGACATCAGAAAAAAGCAGAACAATTAAAGTATCTGCTCGGCCACGAAGATATTCATATTCATCAAAACGCGTGCACACATATCGTACCCGTGATGGTTAACGATGCGTTTAAATGTAAAGCCGCGAGTGACCGTCTATTGAATGATTATGGAATTTATATTCAACCAATTAACAGTCCTACAGTTGATCCTGGTACTGAAAGATTACGTATTGCGCCAACCCCTTATCACGACGATATAATGGTTATTGAATTGGTTACTGCATTGAAAGAAGTACTATGTGGGTGATAAGAAATAAAGAAGGCGAATTGATTGGTATGTCTCCACGTAAAGAAGAAGCAATTAATATGGCTGAAAGAAACTATAAACGTGATGAATATATAATTGAAGAAGCGTTAGATCAGATTGAGTTGTTTCAAATCTATCGTTCTTATTATAAAACGAGGTCAATATGAATCAACTTGAAGCCGCATTTTTCGGCAAAACAATATGGAAGAAAGAGAATAAGATGACTAAATTGAAAAAAGCATTCTGGTTTGTACTTGGTATTTTGTGTTTGGGTATTGCATACCTAGGCGTAATTCTACCAGGTATTCCGTGGAGTACCCCGATCCTTGGCGCAGCATTTTGCTTTGCTAAGTCGAGCGAAAAGTTCCACAATTGGATTATGAACCATAAACTGTTTGGACCATTCATTACCGAATGGCAAACGTATAAAGTATATCCACAAAAAGGCAAGTATATTATGATGGCGGTTATGTCAACATCACTTGCCGTAATGTGGTTTGGTACAGGCAATCCGATGGCAACGTTATACTTGTTTATCTTGTTTGCTTTGATTGTTACGTGGGCATGGAGATTTCCAGGTTCGAAAGAAGAAGCACAGCGTCGTATTGATGCAGGAGAGAAGCTTGGCTGGTTTAAATAAAGAAGAACATAAGGATTGGTGCGCTAGCTTAAATACACTACTTTTAAGCCATCCACCAAAACCTGCACCTTGTAATTGTAGATAAATAAAGATAATAACGCCCCTCAGGCCACGTATATCAGCTCTAACCGAGGGGTCACTTTTCACAATGATTTTGATGACGGAGACATTATGGCAAAACGAATTCTTATCACCGGTGGCGGTGGTTTCATTGCGCATCACTTAATTAATCAAGTACTTATCCGAACAGATTGGGAAATTGTAACGCTTGATCGCTTAGATTACAGTGGCAACCTTAATCGCTTACACGATTTGCTACAAGACAGGACACCTGCTGAACGCAAAAGAGTACGAACAATCTTTCATGATTTAAAAGCAGAAATCAACCCAATGCTCGAAGCAGACATTGGTCCTGTTGATATTATTGCCCATCTTGCAGCAGGTTCTCACGTTGACCGTTCTATTGAGCGCCCAATGGAATTTGTAATGGACAATGTTGTTGGTACTTGTAACCTATTAGAATATGCTCGACGTCAGGACAATCTTGAAAGATTCCTTTATTTCTCAACAGATGAAGTATTCGGCCCAGCACCTGAAGGAGTAAAATACGATGAGTATGATCGTTATAATTCAACTAATCCGTACTCTGCGTCAAAGGCGGGCGGCGAAGAACTTGCGGTAGCATTCCAAAATACTTATAATATGCCAATCTATATTACGCATACTATGAACGTATTTGGCCAACGCCAGCATCCTGAGAAATTTATTCCTTTATGTATCCGTAAAGCTCGCGATGGTGAAACGGTAACAATTCACAGTGATGAAACAAAAACAATTCCAGGAAGCCGTCATTATATCCATGCCGAAGACGTGGCTGATGCTACACTCTTTTTGTTAGAACATAACAATACTTTGGATATGACAAATAACACAGGAATCAAATGTCCTAAGTTTAATATTTGTGGTGCAACCGAATTGAATAATCTTGAGCTTGCACAAATGATTGCTGATGCACAAGGAAAGGAATTGAAATATGAGTTTATGGACTTCCATAGCAGTCGTCCTGGTCACGATTTGCGTTATGCTCTTAGTGGGGATCGCATGTTACGTATGGGCTGGGGCCCACAACCAGTTGAACGACGAATTGAAGAAGTTGTTAGATGGACTTTAGATAACACAAGGTGGCTTGATATATGAAATGGGAAGAATACATTCAACGAGAATATGAAAAATCGTTGTATGCTGAACGATCTGATATTAATGAACACTTGCCTATCTTGGCAAGCCTAGCTATTGAATGCGATCACGTCACTGAGATGGGAAGCCGTTTCGGTGACAGTACTCGAGCATTCTTAACAACAAACGCAAAGTTTGTTGCATACGATTTAGAATTAGTTGATTCGGTTCAAGTTTTGTTTGATAAAGCAAAGGCTGCAGGTAAAGATGTATCATACATCAAAGCGGATACAAGACAACTTGAGATTGAAGAAACTGATATGTTGTTTATTGATACTTGGCACAGCGGTGTTCAACTTCAGCAAGAGTTGAAATTGCATGGAAATAAAGCACGCAAATACCTTGCATTCCACGATACTCAAACTTATGGGTTAATGGATGAAAGTTGGGACAAGCAACGCCAAATTCACCACGGTGAAGGATTGCTACCTGCAATTATTAACTTTATGATTGTTAATCCGCACTGGCGGTTTAAACTTCACCGAACAAATAATAATGGATTGACTGTTTTAGAAAGAGGATAATATGGCGGGAAAAGTTATTGACGTATTTCCATTTTTTGCACCTTACAACGAAGAGTTACTTTATCTTCGAGTAAACTTGCTAAAGGATCACGTTGACCACTTCATTATTGTTGAAAGCAATAAGACTCATTCTGGGTTGCCTGTTGAGCGAAAGTTTGAAGAGATTGCTCGTAAGCAAGGTCTTCCGATGGAAAAGATCATTTATATTCCACATGATATTCCTGAAACTGAAGATCTTGAAATTCGTAACATTGACCGTAAGAACGCGGGTGAGAACGGACGTAATGAAGAATCGGTACAAGCACGTTGCCGTGAACGTCTACAAAAAGATGCGGCAATGTCTGTTATTGACCAATTTGATAATGATGACGTTTTCATTTATGGCGATATGGATGAGATCATCAATCCTCGTCACATTAAATGGGTAGCAAATATTGCACGTAATAATGAAGATTGGATTCTAAAGATTCCTCTTGTATATTTACAAGGACGTGCTGATTTGCGCATTCATCATCGCAATGGTAAGCCTGTTGTTTGGTGGCGTGCTATGTTCTTTGTAACACGAAATCAATTAAGAGAAACAACGTTTAACAATATCCGCTGTGGATATATTCCATTGAAGATTACTTGGCCTGCACAGAATGGCCAAATCATTCAAGATATGGGTTGGCACTTTGCTTGGATGGGTAATAACGAACAGCGTAAAATTAAAGCTGACTCGTTTGCTCACGCACACGATAAATTCAAGTGGATGGCTGAAGGTGAAGGATACAATTCAGACGCATATCAAGCATATGTTTCAACAACCCAACCTGCAGAAGGTAAGGTTGCGCCAGATGGAAATGAAGATCATATTTTAAAACGGTATCCTATTGCCGAATTGCCTGATCTTATTTTTGAAACACCTATGGTTAAAGATTTCCTATTGCCTGAAACTAAAGTCGGTCAAGAGTTTGCCTTTAACGATTGCGGTTGTTATTGGTGCCAAAAACTTGAATGGCCGTTAATGTACGATCTTGATGGCAAACGCAAATGGTTTGAAGTACCTCGCAGTTGTTCTGTTACAATCAAAGAAAGCTTTCCAAATCGTAAACAGATTCTGCGCGAATCAGAAGAATACCAAGAATCAATTGATAATGGCGATAAGCCACTTGTTGTATTTACCGATCCTATTGAAAGGTTCTTGTCTTGTATGAATGTATACTTGGTTGAAGGACAACGATATTACGATTATGGTAAAGATATCTTTGATTCGTTTGGTGTTAACTTAGACGAATGCACAACGGAAGAAAAGGTTTCGAGTTTCTTTGCTAATCTGCACAAGATTACGAACAACCACCAGGTGCACCACTTCCATCCACAATGCCGATTCGTTGATACACAAAGCTTTAAAGAGTTTACAGTTATCAATAAAATGGAAGTGTCAGATTTCCTGAAAACCGATAAACATTTGAATAGTACCGAATACGAAATTACACGTAAGGATTTATCGAGAGACCAAATCGCTTGGATACGTAATATCTATCAAAGTGATTACGATTTCTTTAAAGAGTATGGCGATGGCAAAAAGAAGAGTAAATGAACCAGGTCTCAATTACCTAAAACAGCAGGCCCAAACTTATCAAAGAACAGCTGGCGATTTACGGCGTGAAAACGAACAGTTGAGATCTGACCGCACGATGTTACTTGACGTTCTTGGCGATATCAGCGATGACGATAGCATATGGGTTGATACCGTTGAAGTAAGGACAATGAGATTTAGACTAAAAAATTTGCTAAATAACATAAAAAATGGTTGACATTGGTTTTAAACTAGTTTATAGTAATTGTATAAACAATGAGGCAAACCATGAAACTGAAAAATGTCATATCAGGAATACTTACAGGAACTTTAATTGTTGGCGGTATAGCAACAGCGGCAGCAGAAATTGAGAAAGAATTCCACGAAGAGCAACTTGAGTGTTTGGCAATGAATATATATTATGAGGCACGCGGTAGTAACTTAGCTGACAAAGCAGGAGTTGCTGACGTTGTTCTTAATCGTGTAAATGATGGTCGTTACCCAAATACAATCTGTGAGGTTGTTCAGCAAGGTAAACAAAAGCCATCTTGGAAAGATCCAAACGTTATGGTGATGGTACGCAATGCTTGTCAATTTAGTTGGTACTGTGACGGAAAGGCTGACAATCCTCAGGATGAAGATCGTTGGCAGGAAGCTCAGTTGATTGCTTATAATATGATTACATATTCAAAATTCCGCGGCATCAGCGAAGGCGCAACGCATTATCATGCAACGTATGTAAACCCATCCTGGGCTCGTACTCTTCAACAAGTAGGTCGCCTAGGTTCACATATATATTACCGTTGGGAGTAATTATGAAACAACCTTCTGATGATCTTTTAATTGCATACGGTCGTGTTGCTTGGGGTTATAATCAAGTAAGAACGGCGCAATCTATTGGTCAATCTGATAAACCTGAATATCTTGAGATCAGGGATCAGTTAAGAAAGGACCGTATTGAACTTGAAGTACTACAAAGAAAATATGATGACCCTGCGTATAAGCACAAATAGGAGAATGAAATGAGTGATGAACGATATGTAGTTGTAACCTGCCTTAGCCAATTTCGACAGCGATATGTAATTCCTGCGAGTGAACTACAACAAATGTCTCCTGACGTTAAGTTGTTACCTCAAACATTAGTTGACTACGCAAATGATTCGGTTACTTGTGAAGATGTAAAAGAATTCTCTCAGCAATGGCTTGGTGAAACTATTGTAGATACATTCATTGTTGATGAACCTCGCATTCTTCATATGTTTAACCGAGATAACGACTATCTTGCAGGATGGTCTGATGAGAAAAAACTCGAGTGGATCAAAGATTGGGAAGAAGATGTTGATGGTAAAAAGGCAGCCCAAAAGGCTCGAGAAACCGAAGAACGTTTAAATGCCACGTTTGATAGTAATTGGGTTGCGGAATCAAACTTAACATCAACCAAAATGCAGGAAGGAAATGAGGATGACTCTTAAAGATACCTTTTTAACTTTTGAAATGGCATTAGTAAATGCCGAGCAAATGCTTCGTGTAAATGGGCCTAATCACAATAGCACAATTGAAGCTTTTGAAAAATCTAACTCATTAAAATCAGATATGATAACAAGATTAGAAGATATAGAAAAATACATTAAACTCGCTGAACGCGAAGCATCAAAGAAGACTACTGATAAATGAAAATACTTGTGGCGGGATACGGATTTGTTGGTGCAGCACACGCTTTATCTCTCGTAGGCAAACACGACGTCCGTATCCATGATCCTGATAAAGGATATAAATCAAATTATGATGAGGCTGAAGCTGTAATCTGCTGCGTTGCTACGCCACAGCACAAAGATGGAGCCTGCGACATATCATCGGTTGCCGATGTAATCGAACGTAGTCCGAATGTTCCTATTTTAATCAAAAGTACTATCAGCCTTGAAGGTTGGCGTACTTTACTTGATATTTACCCAAACAAACAAATAACGTTTTCTCCTGAGTATCTTCGAGCAGAAAAAGCAATGCAAGATTTTAAAGATCAAAGCAACGTTCAGATCGGTGGAGGAGACGAATCGTTTTGGAGAAAGATTCTTAGTGAATCGCTTGACGTCAATGTTTACGTTAAAGATCCTGAGTCTTTGATTTTGGCTAAATATTTCGTTAACAGCTTCTTGGCAACGAAGGTTAGTTTCTTTAATCAAATATATGATTTTTGTGAAATAACTGGTGTTGACTTTAAAGACGTGAGTGGGTTAGTGGCAAGTGATCCACGTATTGGTTTCAGCCATACGGCTGTTACAGAAGAACGTGGCTTTGGAGGACATTGTTTTCCAAAGGATACTAATGCCATTCTGACAACAGCAAGAAGATTTGGGACAAGGCTGAGCTTAATACGCGAAGCAGTGTTATATAATACAATTTTAAGAAAACCTAAGTGAGGATTGTTTATGAGAGACATTAAAGAACTCAAGGATTTTATCTTTGATAAAGCCAAATATGAAACCACAGGTGATCCTGAGCAATTGACTTGGGACTCTGTCTTTTCTGATTGGGTTGATTCATTAGGTACTCAGATTATCTTAATGGATATTGAAGAAGATTTCTGTGATCCAGGATTTATGATTGAAGAAGAGTTTATTATGAACTTTTTCTCTAAAAAGCCAACGGTTCAGCAGACCTGCGATGTGATTACCGATTACTTACTCGGAAATATTGATCCAGCTGATGCAATGTGTGAGGATTACGAGTATGTCAAGCAGCACGACTGGTAATAAAAAAGTTGGATTTACCGCTTCGGCATTTGACTTGCTCCATGCAGGACACGTTCAAATGTTAAGAGAAGCAAAAGAACAATGCGATTATCTGATCTGTGGTTTACAGATTGACCCAACGCACGATCGTAAAGAAAAGAATGCTCCGATCCAAACGATCGTAGAGCGTTATACTCAATTAAAAGCGATAAGTTATGTTGACGAGATCATTCCGTATTTGACAGAATCAGATTTAGATGATATATTATCTATGTACCATATTGATGTTCGTGTACTTGGGGAGGAGTATCGCGAGAAGGATTTTACAGGCAAGGATATTTGTAAGAAGCGAGGTATCCAGCTGTACTTTAACAAACGTGATCATCGCTTCTCCTCAAGCGATTTGAGACAACGAGTTAAGAATCTTGAAAACACTTAGAATCATTGTCATTATACTTTTTCTTATTATGATGGCAATGGCTTTTTACAATTTATTAAGACCTGATGTTTGGCCTGACTGCAACACTTTGCTGTTAGAAGGATACAATACAGAACCAAATGATATTACAAAATGCGTTAACAAAATCAAGGATCTAAAATGACAAAATTATTAACCGACGGCGAAATGGTTGTTTTGTTGCATAACATGGCACGAACAGTTGAACAAAATGGTTCTAAAGAGCAAGGATCTGAATTGCGACAGACCGCCGATAGATTCTCAGAATTATCAAAAGCCGCAAGTGTTGCGTATCATAAAGCACAGCAAGGGTGACATGTACAGATTTATTTTTGATGTTGATGGAACTTTAACGCCGAGTCGTCAAAGGATTGATGATTCATTCCATGATCGGTTTTTACAATTTTGTAAAGAAGAACCTGTCTTTTTGGTTACAGGCTCAGATTATCCTAAAACCGTTGAGCAGTTAGGAGAAGATATCTGTTATCACGTTAAGCACGTGTTCAGCTGTTCAGGAAATGATGTTTGGATGCAAGGTAAAAATATCCAAACAAACAAATGGGAAGTTCCTAAATCTGTTATGGAATGGCTTAGTGATGAGTTGATTCGTAGTCCATATCCTGAAAGAACTGGTAATCATATTGAGATACGGCCAGGTTGTTTGAACTTTAGTGTTGTCGGTCGTAACGCAACGCCTGAGCAAAGAAAGAGATATGCTAGGTACGATGAGTACAATAAAGAAAGGCGAGGAATTGCCAGTACGTTTAATTATATCTTTGCTCAGTCAAACGCAAAAATTATAGCAAAGATTGGAGGAGAAACTGGATTAGACATATATCCTATAGGTAAAGACAAGTCTCAAATCATTAGTTACTTTCGTCCATATGACGATCTTGTATTCTTTGGAGATCGCATGGAAGAAGGAGGCAATGATAAACCTTTTGCGGATGTTAACACAAAAGGAATTAACCACCATGTTGACGGTTGGCGTCATACAATGGAAATCTTATCGTCAAATTATGGGATGGCGTAAACTTATAAATACCTTTAAGTTTTAGGCCATAGTGGAGAATACTATATATGTTTACAGTAGAGATGGATTGGGATGAAATTGCGATTACGGTTCTTGATGAAAGCGCTACGCACGAAGATGTTCAATGTTTAATTTACGAAGATACGGTTTATATGCGACAGTGGAACGATAAAGAAAATCGTTTTAGTGTTATAGGATTGTCGCCTGAAATGTTTGACGAATTGCGGATTTCTTTTGACCAAGGTGAAGGCGCCTATCGCCGTGAAACCATTCCGCTAGACGACGATGGCGAGTATGACTTTGGCGACGAGCAGTTTTAAAAAATTGGTACTAAGGCTACGGGGATTACCGCAAGGATCAACACGCAAAACGCTAATTCCCAACCACCATCATTTTGTAAAATATCAATGATTCTTTTCATTTAAGATTATACTCCTAGGATCTGATTCTGGGTGTTACTTGATGTAACATTTTAAACCCAAATCTATATATAAAATAAAACATTGAATTACAGAAAAATTTCAAATTTTTTACAAATTATCTATTGACACAACCTTTTGTTTAGTATAATATGGTTATATCAAATGGAGGAAAACAATGAAAGTTGTAGAAGTAAGCGCATTGAGAGATTACGAAGGCTGCCAATGGACTCGTTTGTTCACCACTGAAGAAAAAGCGTGGGAATTTGTACGTACTGCCGCCGCTGATGAGTGGTTGGGTGTTGATGACGTAAACGTTACCTGGGTTGGAGTTGATGAAGAATTCTACGATCGTGTTGAAAGTTTTGTAGTTACTTACGATTTGGAAAATGATAGTGCTACATTTCAGCGCTGGGATTTGGAAACAAAAGCGCATGTACCTTTTGAGGTCTGATTATGAGTATGCATATGATTCGTGGAGTTCAAGTCCACGGTAGCAAAAAACGTAAACCAAAAAAACTTGATATGAAAGCAGTTGAGTTAGAATGGCGTCGTTATAACAAGGATATGCGCCGTAAGAATATGCATTATCTTCAGTTTGAAGAACTTGATGATTACGTAGCATATATCTCAGGAAAAATGCCAAAACGTAAAAAGGAGTTTGTACCGTATGAAGTCCCGAAATCGAATGACCGCGACGAACCGCGCTATCCTAGCGTCAAGACGTCGGACACGATTCCTGGAGGAACCCCAAGGAAAGAGCCAAACAAATACACAGGTGACCTCCTCGTCGGAATTGGAACAATGCACAAGTCAAACATGGTCCCAATTATGCGAGGAACAAATGAAGCAAAAGACATAGCTCGTATGCGGAGGTGATATGTCGACCTACTATCCTGATAGCTGGGCTATCGTAAAAATTACAGGAACTGATCCACATTATAGAGTTTTTGGTTCTTGGTCTGGTGGATACCTTGATGGCGATTCTTGGAAACTTAATAGTGGTATTACTGATGTAACTGAAACAGAAACTCATTATCATTTTAAAGGGCATTCTGGTTCAGAATATGTTTGCCACAAAGAATCTTATGGTGTAAGATCAATTCATAATATTGGCGTACTTACTGATCTTTGTGAACGATCAGGTGGCAATGCAGAATACTTTAAAGATATGCCAGACGTTATGAACATGGATTGGATTATATGATAACATATAGCACCAATTGGATGGGACCTGTCAATATGGATTGGTTTCGAGAGCGTGGACTTGTAAAAGATGATAAGATCACTATTAACTACTGCGGTGGTCGTATCGACATTCGTGATAGCAACAAACAAGGTTATGACGGTTGGCATGAATACGCAGTAGCACCTATGCACGGCGAAGACTGGAATGCCCTTGGCGATTTCCTATGGGAATTTGAATCGGAAGAACTCATTCCATACGACGAATTAATCGAAACATTTGAAAAACATTATGGTAAGAAAATACGATGGTCGAAATAACTGAAGAAGAGTACAAACAATTCGAAGCACTCAAAAAAGTTTGGATCCACCTTCAAGCAGAAAAAACAGGTGTTTACTTTATCTGTGGTGAAGGTGGAGAAAAAGATGATATGGGCCTTCCGGAATTCATTTCGGTTTGCCCAGCTTTTGGCCTTGACGGCTTTGCCTATTACAAAAAACATAAAGAATATTCAGCACCGGAGTGGTAGTATGACGTTACCTATTGAAAGAACAAATGCAGTTTTGAATGCTGAAAAGTTTCTTTTGAAACTATGCATTCCTAGCCTATCTCCTCGAGTACCAAAAGCTATTCGTGAAGAAGCTCGTAGATTACTAAGGCATTATCCTACTCAATACAATATGCGATATATTGAAGAAAGCTTTGAAGAGATTAAAGATCCACGAGCAGATGCACTTGATGAGCTGGCAAGACTAGGTCAGGAGATGGAAAATGAGTGGCCAACGTAAATATTTAAAATGGTGGGCAAGAACCGTTGGTATGCCGATAGGTATTACCGATGATGATAAACCAGAATTTTTGCCTATTTCCCAAAGAGCTGTTAAGAATGCGCTGGCGTTCAGGACCTTTTGGATTGTACTTCACGTTGTAACTTGCTTTATGATTATCACAGGGAATGGTCGAACATTAGGTTGGTGGTAGACAATAAATAACTATATTAGTTATGGAGTGTCTACTATGTGGTATTATGAAGGTAAGGAATTTACCTCAGAAGATATCGGTGAATACATGGGATTTGTGTATATCATTACCGATAAGACCAACGAAAAGAAATACGTTGGCAAAAAGCTTTTCAAATCAAAACGAAGATTGCCTCCACTCAAAGGTAAAACACGTCGTAGAACAAAAGTCGTCGAGTCGGATTGGCAGGATTACTTTGGATCCTCAGAAGAAGTTAAGATGCTTGTTGAGGAACATGGCCGCGATAACTTCCATAGAGAAATTTTGCACTTGTGTAATACAAAAGGAGTTATGAGTTACCTTGAAGCAAAAGAGCAATTTGACCGAAACGTCCTTCTTGACGATTCTTACTATAACGGTATCATCCAGTGTAAGATCCATCGTTCCCACGTAAAAAATTTAAAATAATTACATTTTTCTATTGACATTAGTGCAATCCTTTGATAGTATAGTAATATATTAAAAAAGGAGAAATACCTATGCCTTATACTGTTGAACTTGACATTGCTGCTGATGCCGACCATTCTGAAGTTGTCCAATTCGCAAATGAACATGGGTGCCGAGTTGTATCTCGTATTGAAGAAGGTCCTGCAGGCGGAAATCCTTGCTACACATTTGCCTCTGATTCGTTTGATATGATTCAGGAATTGACCGAACAAGTCTTAGGACAAGGTCATGGATTTGATGAAGAAGAACTCAAAACTATGATTGTGGAGGTGTGATATGATTATTCGTCGTAAAAGTTCCATCTCAGGCATTGTCCGCACTAAGGATATTGAATGTAATCCTAAAGATTACGAAATGTGGGAAAAAGGTTATCTCAATATGCAAGATGCGTTGGGATACCTAAAACAAGAAGACCGTGATTTTATTCTAGGAGGCATTACGTCTGAAGAATGGGAAAATATGTGGAAAGAAGAAATTTGTAATATAGTAATGGATCATGTATGATAATACTTTTTAATGGCCCTCCTCGAGCAGGTAAAGATCTTGCTGCTGATTTCTTTAAAGAAAAAGGTTTCAAGCACCTCTCGTTTAAGTACCAATTATATAAAGAAACCATCAAATACTTTAACGTTGACCACGATTGGTTTATGGATGGGTATAACAATCGAGAAATAAAAGAAATGCCTACGAGTTTACTTGGTGGGTTTTCTCGACGTGAAGCAATGATTTATGTTTCAGAAGAAAAGATTAAGCCTCGTTTTGGTTTAGATTATTTTGGCCAACAAGTCGCTAACGAAATTGATCTTACCAAAGATTACTGTATTTCTGATGGTGGTTTCGTAGATGAACTGATTCCTGTGATAAATACAATAGGTTCAGACAATTTTGTCTTGGTTCAACTTACAAGAAATAGGTGTGATTACTCTACAGATTCAAGAAGATATTTTGATGGCAACGTGATTGAAGAACATATAATCGGAAATGCCACACCTATTGAAAAGAAGTATATTCTCCCCCACAAATTCAACGTAAGAACGCACCGAGTTCATAATAATGGAACCATCGAACAATTTAACGAAACATTGGAAAAAATTTATATGAAGGAATTGAAATGAGTTGCATTTATAAAGGTCAGGTTATTGAGTCTGAGGTATCAGGCAATTCACGAGGTGGGACTGAAATGATGCGTGCACGTTTACTTGATAATGCACGTCACGATTTGCTAAAGAATGTGGCAATTCATTTTTCAAGACCGCGGCAAATGTACGATGACGTAAAGAATGTGTTGTATGCGCACGATCTTGCGGAAGATCCTGAAATGAACATTCTTACAAACGACGGTTGGAAAAAGTTTGACCATTTCGTTTTTGTAACCGCTTGGCAACGAGATCAATACATTACAAGATTCGGAATTCCATATTCGTTATGTAAAGTTATTCCTAACGCAATTGAAAAGAACTATTCGGTACCTGAAAAGGAATACGATAAAATTCGTTTCATCTATCACACAACTCCACACCGTGGTTTGGAATTGCTCGTACCGATTTTTGATGCGTTAACAAAAGATTTCCCAAACATCCATCTTGATGTATATTCTTCATTTGGTATTTACGGTTGGGAACAAAGAGATACTCCGTATGAAGGAGTATTCAATAACATACGCGGTCACGATAAAATGACATATCACGGCGCGGTAAATAATGATGAAGTACTTGAGGCACTTGATAAAGCACATATCTTTTTATATCCAAACATTTGGAAGGAAACGTCGTGTATTGCATTGATTGAAGCAATTCGTTCTGGCGTACTTTGTATCCACCCAAATTATGGCGCATTATCAGAGACAGCAGCTAATGCAACCGTTATGTACGACTATTCAGAAGATACTCGTTACCACGCAAACTTTGCGTATTCAGTTGCAAGACAAGTTCTCGAAAACCAAAAAGCTGATCCAACGTTTTTAAAGAATCTGACAACATCAGACAGATATGCGTTGGGACGCAATAGTATTAACAGTTTCGCAAACAGTTGGAACAAACTACTGAGAGATTTGACCGATGGCTGATATTATTGAATTTCCTAAGTTAAGAGTTGACGGACCGCCTCAATCACGGGAAGAGCTACAAACACAACTTGAGGAATTCAAATCAGAATACTCTAATGAAATTGCTGAGTTTCTGTGGAGAAACATCCTTGGTGAATTAGTACGGTCGGGATGTGATTTTTCAGATATGGAAAAGTATTTCCCCGCCATGCTTTTGGTTTTAGAATCAATTAGATCATTACATCTTCAATCACAGGGCATTCATCATAATCTTCAAGATTTTGCTAAAGAAGCAATTTCAATTGAAGAACTTGAGGAATTTGAAGAAAAAATGGTTGACATCGAGGACAATATAGATTAATATAGTACTATATAAACTAAATGGAAACTTAACATTATGGCAATCTTAGTAGATTATAACCAAGTGGTTCTTGCCTCGCTTTTCGCAAGTATTGGCAACCACACTAACCTTGACGTTGATGAAAACATCATTCGTCATATGTTCTTAAACTCTATTCGATATAACCGCAAAAAGTTTACTGACAAGTACGGTGAAATCGTAATCTGTGCTGACGGCAAAAATACTTGGCGTCGTGAAGCATATCCATACTACAAAGCAAACCGCAAAAAGTCTCGTGATGAGTCTGAACTTGATTGGACACACTTGTTTGGTATTATGAATACCATTCGTGACGAACTGCGTGAGTTCTTTCCTTACAAAGTAATTCATATTGAACGTTGTGAGGCCGATGATATTATTGGTACAGTAATCCATAATTATGGCACTGAACTCAATACAGGCAGCGAGCAATTCCTTGTTCTTTCAGGAGATAAAGATTACATTCAGTTGCAGAAATACGCAAACGTGGATCAATATGATCCGGTTCGTAAGCGTTGGATCCGCAATGACAATCCGCAGAAATATTTACAAGAACACGTTTTAAAAGGCGATGCTGGTGACGGTGTTCCAAACATTCTTTCTCCTGATAACTGTTTGGCTGTAGGCGATAGGCAAAAACCAATGACGCAAAAGCGTATTCATATGTATTCACAAGATACGTCTGAAATGGATGAAGAGACTTTACGTCGTTACCATCGCAACAAGATGATGATTGACTTGTCTCAAATTCCTATGGAATACCAAAATCAAATCATGGAAGAATACGATCAAGACAAAGAAGTAGGTCGTGAACAACTGTTTAACTTCTTTGTCAAAAAGAAACTTAAAAACTTAATTACGGACATTCAGGATTTCTAATGGCAATTACACTTTCAATTTCTGAAATCATCGGCAAATTACCCGATATGAAAACAGAAGAAAAAGTAGAATGGTTAAAGAAGAACGATTCTTTACCATTGCGTATGATACTTCAAGCAACTTATGACAAGGAACGAGTTGAATGGCTTTTGCCTGATTCTCCACCTCCTTGGAAGAAAAACGAATTTGAAGATGAAGCAAAGACTCTTCTTTATAAAGAGGCTCGACGCTTAAAGATATTCATCAAAGGCGGTGGATACGATAATCTTCAACAAGCAAAAAGAGAATCGTTATTCATTCAGTTGCTCGAAGATATTGATAATGATGATGCCGAACTATTGGCAAATTATTGTATTGCACAGAAATCCTTTAAAGGATTGCAAAAGAAAACCATTAACAAAGCATTCCCAGGTCTGATTAAGGAGTAAGACAAATGGCAAAATCGTTCAAGAAATTCCGCGAAAGTAAGTGGGATGATGATTGGGGCGATGATGACGATTACCGCGAACGTAAGAAAGCGGAAAAGATGGAAAGTCGTCGAAATAAAAGAAAAATGAAACGCAACGAGCGAAATGAAAATTTTTCTGAAGATTACCGAAAATAATGGTTGACATTCCTTTTCAATTGGTTTATATTAGTAATATAAATTAAAAAGGAAAATATGATGAGTTTAAGTGAAAAAGTAATCTTAACAGATGTTGATGGTGTTCTACTCGATTGGGCATATGCCTTTACTCAATGGATGGAACGCCACAACTTTGAGATGCTACCGGGTAGCCAAACCGAATATGACATCAATAAACGGTACAACTTGACAGTACCTGAAAAGGAACGTATTGTTCGCATGTTTAACGAATCTGCTTGGATTCGCAAGTTGCCACCTTTGCGTGACGCAATCAAATATGTTAAGAAACTTCACGAAGAACATGGATATGTCTTTCGAGTAATCAGCTCATTGAGTGAAGATACGTACGCAGGTCACTTACGTACAAAGAACTTGATTGAACTGTTCGGTCCAACTGTATTTGAATCTTATGTGTATTTGGATACAGGTGCCGATAAAGATGAAGCAATGGAACAATACCGCGACAGTGGATGTTGGTGGATTGAAGATAAACCTGAAAATGCCGCTCTTGGTACAAGCTTAGGTTTGGAATCAATCCTCGTTGACCATCCATTTAACCAAGAGTTTCAAGCTGAATATCGGTGTAAAAATTGGAAAGAAATTTACGAACAAATCACAGGAAACTGAGTTTGTCTGTAATAAATACAATTATGCACAGACCGATTATAGCATGATTCTTTGAGGCAATCTTCTGTGCAAGGTTGCCTTTTTTTGTTAAGGAGCATTGATGCCCAATTACACATTTAGAAATAATGAAACAAACGAACAGTTTGACATTCATATGTCAATTTCAGAACGTGATCAGTACGTTCAAGATAACCCTCACTTAACACAATTAATATTGGGAGCTCCTTCAATTGGTGATCCGCATCGTTTAGGTTTGAAGAAACCTGACGATGGCTTTCGTGATGTGCTTAAACATATCAAATCCCATCATCCGGGATCACGATCAACCAAAAACACAATCAATGACTTTTAGTCACATAGGAGGTTTCATGGCAAAACAGCGTCGTTTATCACGTAGGGAGAAGGCTAGACAAGCTCGAGAAATGGATCATATGGTAGGAATCTTAAACCAAAAATTTGGTATGAGAACTATTAAACCATTAACGCCAACGCAAGACGAGCTTTTCCAATCTTATCGTTCGGGTAACAACATCGCGGCCATCGGAACAGCAGGTACAGGTAAAACAATGTGTGCGCTCTACCTGGCGCTTCAAGACGTACTACAGAAAGGGGAGTATGAAAAAGTCGTCGTTATTAGATCTGCAGTTCAGACGCGAGAACAAGGTTTCATGCCTGGGTCAAAGGCTCAAAAAGAAGCAGTGTTCGAACAACCATACACAGATATCGTTAACGATTTATTTGGCAGAGGAGATGCTTATCAAATTTTAAAATCCAAAGGCATGATGCAGTTTATGACTTCATCTTTTGTCCGAGGATTAACTTTTGACAACACAATCATTATTGTAGATGAGTGTCAGTCAATGACTTATCACGAATTAGATACGATCATAACAAGAGTGGGAGAATCAAGTAAGATCGTATTCTGCGGAGATACCGCACAGGACGACCTAGGAATTTCTAAGAACCGGGCAGATGTGTCAGGTCTATGCGATTTCTTACGAGTCCTCAGCACGGTTAATTCTTTTCAATGTATTAAGTTCACGCCGGAAGATATTGTTCGTTCGGGTCTCGTAAAAGAATATATAATTGCAAAAGAACGCATTTTAGAGGCAGCGTAAGGATATGCCAGCAGCAGCAAGAGTTGGAGATTCAGTGGCAACAGGACACATTTGCGCAACGACTACAACTCTTGCGGCCGCAAACCATAACGTAAATATACAAGGAGCCAATGCTTTAGTTGTAGGTGATCTTACAGAATCACACGCATTCCCACCGTCACCTCCATGTGCCGA